TCAGAGGATTTCGCGCAGCTGGTGTACTGATTGATGTACTGATTGGTCGTTGCTGGGGCAGATTCGCCGCATCCAGGCTTCGATATCGGACTGGCGCCAGGCGACCGAGTTGGGGCCTATTCTAACCTGTTTCGGGAACGAGCCTTCGCGAATTCGACGATACAGGGTGTTCTTACCAAGTCCCGTGGTGTGGAGTACTTCTTCGATGCGCATGAAGCGATCGATCTTCTCTGCTGCGCTCATGGCAATACCTCATCGCGCCGGCATGCGGCCGGCGATGGTGGAATGGGATTGGGTTATGCGGAGGGTGGTGCGGGGAGGGGCATCCAGTGAGTAGTTTCAGGCCGCTTCACATGGCCAGGACCGTCAGCGCAGGTCTCGATGTGTTGGCAGGAGTCCTCGACAAGCATCCAGAAGCCGCCGTCATCCGAGCCTTCGTCCGATTCCCAGCGATCAAGCTCGGGGGCGAAGCAATCCCAGCCAGGCCATTTGCGCCAAACCATGACTTCCTCCGAGCTCTCGGGTTTTCTATCGCTGCACTTGATCCACTCGCTCATCCCATCTGCCTCCCGATCTCGGCCGCGGCACGGGTAATGGCTCTGCGCATAGCTGCGCGCTTATCGCCATCATGCTTCTCGACAACTTCATGCAACCACGCTGAATGCGGAGGCCAACTTGCAGCACAGGCCAGTTCGCCGGTGGACGTGCAGAGCTGGAGATCAACGGCCAGCCGAAACGCCTCGGAATCGCTGATCAGCGGGTTCCAGTAGTAGTCGAGCCCGGGCCGGTAGATACCGGTGTGGATGTGGATGCCGTTCTCGCTTTCGAAGTGCTTTCCTTCGATGCCGGCCGCCTTCGCCGCCAGTTCCAGCAGTTCACGGTCGGTCATCTGCGCCTCCTTCCAGGGCTGCCCGGTATTCCTCCACCTCCGCCATGTCGCGGTCGTAGTTGCGCCTGGTGACTGGGTGCATGTCCTCGGGCATCTGTCCGCCGTACTTCTGCAGCATCTCGCCATGCAGGGAGATGGCGCAGTCGTTCAGCTTCTCGCGCAGCGCCTCGTTCTCCGCCTTGAGCCGTTCTGCTTCCGCTTCGGCTCGCTGAGTGCGCCCGCGCCAAACGTTCAGAATCCCGTCGTGTTCCTCGATTTCGGCAATCAGCCCGAGGATGGCCTGGGGGTTGGCGGCGCTGCGGAACTCAGTGATGGCCGCAGAGTGTTCGAGACTGGGGGTTCCGTGCAGCGCAGAAGCCCGCTCCGCCAGCTCCTTCAGCTTGGTGAGGTCGTTCATGCGTGCGTACCTCGTAGTCCGGTTGCCACCCAGTAGGGAGTTCCGTTGCACTCAACAAGCCCTTTGCGCTTGAGCCGATTCAGAGCCTTGCTTATCGTCGGCCTGTCCTCGCCTATGGCGTGTCGCATTGCCCATGCGGTAGAGCCTTGAATCTTTCGCAGGTGCTCAAGCACCTTGGCATCGATAGGATTGTCGGTCATTGCTGCTTCACCTCTATTCCGGCTTGCTGGAGGGCTTCTTCCACTTCTTCGCGGCAGGCGTAGTAGCCGTCCTGATAGGGATCACTACCAGCGCGAGCCGAGTTATCCGGCAGCTCCACCTTCAGGGCCGCGCGACTTGCTTGCCAGATACGCTCAGCCCAGCCTTTAGCGCAGGATTTCCGGAGTTCTTCCTGCTCGTCGGCTTTCCAGTACGTTTCAAACTCTTCTCGAATGTCGGTCATGGCCGAATCTCCAAAGCACCTTTCAGTAGCCAGCGGGCCAGACGCTCACGCCATGTCATGAACCGGGACTTGCCGCGCGCATTGATGATCAGCAGGCCATCGCGCTTCTGGTGTACGCGAACCGCGTGGCTGTCCAGCATGTGCGATGCCTCATGCAGGACATGCTTCGCCTCGGCCTCATGCTTCGGGCCGCTGTAGCTAAGGCACTGGGCGGCACCCTGGCACTTGCTGGCCAGTTCGGATTCATAGGAAATTTCGTCAGGCACGATGATGCCTCCCATACGGGTGTGCAGTTAAGGGGATATGAGCCGGCTATGAGCTTCTATGAGCCGGCTTGGTTAGGGCTGGAGGAGGGCGCGGAGCTCGTCGGAGATATCGGATGCCGTGGACTCGCTCGGGGCGCCAGCTGCGTCGTACTCGATGTGGGCGAGTAAGCGCTTGAACAGATCAATCGGCACCAGCACCTGGTCGGCGGGGATGGCGTAGAGCGGGAAGAGAGGGTTAGTCCCCAGGCTAGCTGGCTGTTGATAGTGGATGCGCGACGAGCAGAGCGCCCACCACATTTCCGGCGGCCTAGATATGCCTACGGCGCTCTCATCCAATTCGAGCCACAGCGTTGGCTTTAGCTCAGGCATGGCCGTCTCCCTCCTTCTTCGAATCCCGCAGCGATTGCCATTCCTCGATTGAGAATCGGCATTGCTTCCCGTCCGCCTCGCAGTCCTCGCAGCAGTAGGCGACAGTTTGGTACCGGCGCCGCCCACGGAATCTGCGATCCCTGGAGCGAATCAGGAAGTAGGGTTCGTTCATGCCGAGCGTCTTCTTGCAGTAGAAGCACTGGCTCATGGATCCTTCCCCTCGCCGAGCATGGCGCGCAGTTCCGCGATTGCGTCGTACACAGCGCCGCCGACAGGCTCAGCCACGATCCGCCGCAACAGCCCCTCGCTCACCACCTTGCCGTTGAGGCGCTTGACCTCATCGACGACCTTCATACCAAGGTTTGCAGCCCAGTTCGTAGTGCCGGTGACGTTAGTCTTCTCGTTCCATTGGTAGCGCATGACGATGTTCATGACGCTATCGACGCTGGGGAGAACCACCACCCGTGCGCGCAGGGCTGCGACTTCCTCGACGACCGCCTTTACACGTAGTGGTAAGTCGGAATATCCCCATCGCGTGAGTTCAGGCTCCGGCCCGCGAATGATGATAGTGATCTCGCTGAGCAGTTCTCCAAGTCGCTTGGAAAGCCCGTCCGCATCTTCGACTTCAGCCTCCAGCTCCGCGACCCTTGCGCGCAGGGCTTCAACCTCGCGCATCAACTGCTCTACCTCACTCTGCCGGTGCTTGGTGCCCATGCGGCGCCCTTCGTCATAGCCGGCCTGGTAGCTGTTGGCATCGGACTGCAGGGCTTTGACCTGATCCCTGAGCGCCTGGGCCTCGGCTTCGAGTGCGTCGTAATCCTCGCTGAGAACGAATTCGCCGAACTCGCTTTCCTCCCAGCCGTGGATACTTCCTACTGGGCTGATCTTCTTCACGTCATTCATCACGACCTCCTTGCGCTGGCTCTTCCAGCCGAAGCGTGGCGACCACAGCGCCATCGCAGGTGATATCGAAGCTGCCGCCATGGTGCTTCAGCTTGTCGATCACGGCTTTGAGCACGTCGCTGGTCACGTCCTTCGGGGTGCCGGTGAACGAGTCGCCGGCCTTGTTCACGCGGCCGGACATGATGCGCCCGGTCAGGGCGGTGCATGCAATGCGGATCATGCGCCACCTCCCTGCTGGGGCGCGGCGCCGTTCTTCTCGTGCAGTCGCTTCAGGGTGCTGACCAGAACAACGCGGCTCTGCGGAGGGCATTCCCACGCAGTCGTCGCATGGCGCTCTACCTGGTCCTGGGTAATCAGCATGTAGCCCTCCGGCACCTGCCCAGCCTGGGCGACCTGATCACTCCTCATGCTCTGCCAATGATGGCCGGCATGAACCCTATATCCTTCAACTAAGCAGTCGTAGATATTCCGCGATGTAAACCCATTAGCGACAGCTTGTTCGATGGATGAGAAAATAAGAACAGGTCCATTCCCTTCGGCCGGAATTGCCTTCACTGGATGAACAAGATGCCCAAGTTGGTAATATCCATGGTCGACGTTTTCGCTACGAGAGCACCACGCAAGGTTAATCACCCGATTGTCTGTCTTGTCTCCGTTGAGATGATTAACCTCATCAAGTCCTTCCGGGTTATCCAGAAATGCCTTGGCAACGACACGGTGAACTGATGTCTGTTCCCGTACCCCGTCCCTGTGCAAACTTGCTTTCACATAGCCGCTCGCCATTAGCGAATTGAGGCTAAGGTACTTCCCTGTTTTATCAGAGCGAAGTCTTCCTAAAGACGACACAGAATAGTGTCCATCAAAGCCAACAACCGGTCTCCACTCTTCCACCGGCTCCTGCTTCTCCAACTCGTCGAGCTTGGCCTGGGCGGCGTTACGCTCTTCGCGTACATCTGCCAATTCGGAATGAAGCTCTCCGATTTCTTCAACCAGTCCATTTCGGACTTCTATGAGAGTGCTCAAGTCCGCCCGCAGCGCCTCGACGATGCGGTCGTGCTGGGCGCTCAGTTCATCCAAGCCGTTGCGGACAATGAGCGCGGATTCGGCAATGTCCTCCATGTACCCGAGAGCACTTCCGCCGGCTTCGTATACGCTGGCCGCCTCTTCTACTCGCTGCCGAATCTTCTCGGCGTGGTGATGGCACGGTTTGAAATCCAGCGCCTCCGGCCGCTCCAGTTCAGGCACCTTGGCCCGGGCTGCGTTGGCGCTATCCTGTGCACGGTCGAACAGGTCTGCCCACTTTGCAACCGCGCGAGCATGCTGGGCGACAGTCATCAGCGGCATGATCTCAACCGCGCAGCCGCGCTCTGCCCAGTGGTCGGCAAGCGCTCTGGCGCTCTGACCGTTGCGATCCACTGCCGCATGCGGCGCGGAATGGTTCGGATGCACGCCAGTCACAAGCCACGCCACCACATCAGGCCGCTCCAGCTCAGCCATTCCGAGCTGAACCTCGGATTGGTCCGGCACCGGGGAGGGTTGCGCGCAAGCCACGCATAGATCGGAATGCCCCATGATCCCGCTGTCTTTGCAAACGGGGCACTTCGGGGAGGGTTGCGCCAGGGCGGCGCGCAACTCCCAGCCGCTCCAAAGATGCCGAACGTGGTCGCTGACATACGCCCCGTGGCTATCACGCTCGATAGGAAGGCAAAGTTCCAGCATCTCAACCTCGAAGCGTTCCCGCTCCCCTGCACGCCCTCTGCCTGCTCCGCAAGAATCTGCTGTGCCATCCAGATTTCGTTCCCGGTGATGTAGATCTGGGTGAGGTCGCCCTTGAAGGCCTTGCCGCTGTAGAGTCCGGCGATGTGGCGGATCAGTTCCATTGCCATGGTCATGGTTTAGTCCTCGTATGCTTGGCCACGAACTCAGTCGCTTCAACGCAGAGTTCATGGGCTATCGGTGAAGCGCTGCGGTCGGCATAGACCTTCAGGCGCCTGATCAGGTCCAAGGCCCGTTCGTGGAACAGGGCTTCCTCCAACTGGGCCTGGTAATGCGCGTGCGGGTTCGCGATCAGCTCGGTGATACCGCTCTGAACGGCTGATTCGTCGAGGGGCATGGGGTAACCTCGCGCCGGGTGGCGCAATGGCAGGGAGTGAGGTAGGTCAGGCGCTGAGCCTGTGCTTTACGGTTTGGCGCGCCAGCTCAACCAGCCACTCAGCCAGGGCCGGCGGCGTGTGTTCGCGCTCGGCCTTTGTGATCGACGGGAGCCTGGGATAGCTCCGGGTTGGCCTGACACAATGGGTTGGTTTTCCCGTGCGCCGTGGGATTGCCGGGACGTCTGACGGCGAACAGCCGACGATGTACAACCAGGTTGCCTTCTCGGCGCGGTGCCCCCAGTGGAATTGCTCGATCTCCAAGGTCCAACCGCCGAACTCATCGGGGAATTCGCCGGGGTGCGGCATGTGGCAGTGGTTGAACAGAGTGCTCTCCGCGGGATGCTCGAGCACGCCCCCCCACGTTCTCACCTGGTCGACAGCCCAGATCCCCAGCGCCTTCTCGTCGGGGCGGCCCTTCGCGAACTGCCGCAACCGGCCCCACATACGGCATGGCGGGTGCGCCACCACGGGCATTCCGCCGGCAAATGTCCTCGCGTCCCGATCAATGTCGAATACGTCGCAGCCCGCCATTGCCTTGTAGTTGCTGTCCTGGCGGGCGAACAGGATCGCCACGTCGTTCATGCTGCGGGCTCCTTGGTGTCGTTGAAGATGTCAGGCAGTGGCGAACATATCGTGCTGGGCGGCCAGCGCATCCAGGTTCTTCACGGCCTGATCGAAGTAGGATTTCTTGAGTTCTACGCCGATGGCCTTGCGGCCCATTTCCACCGCGCAGTAGGCCTCGCTGCCGATGCCGAGGAATGGAGTCAGAACCACGTCGCCCGGTGCTGTCCATAGGCGAATGCCGCGGCGGATCACGTCCAATTGCAGTGGGCAGATATGGCGTTCGTCGTCGTGCTCGCGGGCCGACTTGAACTGCAGGGTGTCGCTGGGGTTGATGTCCATCCACACAGGGCTAGCGATCTTCTGCCACTCGTCCACCGGGATGTCGGTACCGTGCGCCACCTTGTCCAGGACTTCGCCCTGTGCGCGCATGGTCACCAGATAATCCGGAATGCCCTGGCGGCACATGGTCGCGTTGGTGCGCACGGTCTTGTGCAGCAGGCCGAGGGCCTTGGTGCGCTGCATGGCGGTCACTGGGTCTTTCCAGATGGTCACCTCGCTGGCGTAGATGAAACCGTGCCGCTGGAAGGCGCGCACCAGGTCGCCGCGAAAGTCCTTGAGGCCGATGTAGCCGTCGCGCTCCTTGCTGGTGGGCAGCTGCATGCAGTGGAAGCTGACGCAGTGTCCCGGCTTGATGACGCGCGCCAGTTCGGCGACCAGATGATCGAAGTGCTCGAAGAACTCGGCGTCGGTGCGGCTGTTGCCCATGTCGCGCGGGCTGTTGCTGTAGGTGTATAGGCTGGAGAACGGCGGCGAGAAGATCGCGTAGTCCACCGAACGTTCTGGCAGGCCGGCGACGACCTCCACGCAATCGCCGTTGAACAGGGAATAGTCGGGGCGGTCAACTTGGTTGATGCACTTCATGCGGCTTCACTCCTGAGCCAGGCCGGCGCTTTTACGGACCGGCTGGCGATGTAGTCATTGGTTTGGCGCTGGCTGCCGCCGATGGCTGCACGTACCGCAGCTGAGGTTTCAGCGGCCATGGCTTCGCCCATAGCTCTTGCGTCCTGCTCCTTGCGGCGCAGGTTGGCCAGTACGGCGCCCTCCAACTGGCTGCTGAACAGGTGCACATGGACTTCACGTTGCTGGCCGAAGCGGTAGCAACGGCGCACAGCCTGGTAATAGGCCTCGAAGGAATCGGATACGCCGACGAAAGCCATGCGCGCGCAGTGCTGCCAGTTCAGGCCCCATCCTGCAATGGATGGCTTTGTGACCAGCACGCGGATACGCCCGGCAGCGAAGTCAGCCAGACGCTGCTCCTTGTCCTCGGCCTTGTCCGGGCCGGCAATCTCCACGGCGCCCGGGATCAGCTTGCACAGCGCCTCGGTCTCGGCGTTGTACTCACCCCAGACGATCCAGGGTTGGTCGTCGGCACTGACCAGAGTGGCGCAGGCCTGCACCCGGCCGGCAAGACTTTCTTTGCGGGCGGCGCGGCGTTCCATCAGGCTGCTGGCCTCCAGGGCGAACAGCATGCCGTCCTCGATCAGGTTGGCGTCGTCGGTCTCGACCATGTGTTCGGTCTCGATCAGCGGAGGCAGCTGATACAGCGCATCGTCATAGCCGAGGTCAGACGGCTTGCGTACGCAAGCACCCCACTGGCTAACCCACTGCCAGAACAGGTGGCGGGCATGACCCTTGAGTCTCCAGGTCTGCGTCTCGCCGCCGTCATGCACGAAGAACTCGGCGAGCATTTCGGCGCGGGTGCAGATGCCGAGGAATTCGGCGTGGGTTCCGAGTTCGGTCCAGTCGTTTGGCGCCGGGGTGGCGGTGGCGCAGAGTCGGTAGGGGATGCAGCGGCAGGCCTCGACCAGCTGATCGAATAGCTTGGCGGTGTGGTGCTTGATCACCGACGACTCGTCCGGCACCACACCCATGAAGCGCGACAGATCGAACTTATGCAGGCGATCGTAATTGGTGATGTTGATACCCGGACTCACGTCTTCGGATTCGCGGCAGTGGGTGACGGTTATGCCCATCTTCGCCGCCTCGGCCACGGTTTGCGCAGCGACGGCCAGCGGCGCCAGGATCATCACGTCACCACCGGTACGACGGTAAACCTCGTCGGCGAAGGCGACCTCCATGCGCGTCTTGCCCAGGCCAGTGTCGGCAAAGATCGCAGCACGGCCGCGGCGCAGGGCCCAGGACACCAAGTCACGCTGCATCGGGAACAGCGAATCGGGCAGCGTGAACGGGGCTTCAAGGCCTGCCGGCGCAATGATCCCCAGCTTTCGGGCTACGAAGTCTTGGTAGCTCATGACATTCTCCAGGTAGAGCTACGCCGCGCCGCGGTGCAGCGGAGGGCGAATTGGTGTTCGTGACAGGGAGGCGTGACTAGTGGTTGGTCAACTCGGCCAAGCGTGATGCCGAACTCGCGGGCGATCTTGCGCACCGTGGTCTCGCTGACGCCGCAGCGGATAGCACAGGTCGCAACCCCGAGATGGGCGTAGGCTTCGATCTTGGGCACCAGTGCCCGACGCGCCTCGGCCATCTTGTCAGACTTCGACTTTGCCAGTTCTGCGACATCCGGAAAGACGATGTTGTTCTCGAAGCACAGGGCCATGAACAGTATCTTGCCGATTCCGGCGGTTTCCCTGGCCTGGGTTCGGGACTGGCCGAGTTCGGCGGCCACCTTGATCAGTTCGATCAGCCTCGCCTCTTCCTCGATGGTGATGCGGTGCTTCTTGGGCGCGTCCCGGCGTCGGGGTGGTTTCGGAGTAACCGTGACAACCTGCCGTGACGGGATGGGGATGCGCTCGACGAAGCCCGGGAGTTCGGTGATGTGGCCACCGCCGGCCAGATACTGCTCAACCTGGCCGGCCAGCTGCTCCCGGCGATCTTCCAGTGGATGGCGGGTGCGGTAGTCGATGGGGATCATGCTCATGCTGCAACCTGCTGCCCGGCCTGTGCCTGCTGGATGTGGGCGATCAGCGCTGCGCAGATACGCGGGAAGTCGGCGGCTCGATACAGCACTGCGGCACGCTCGCGACCGGCAGGTTCGAAGCCGATGGAGCGAAGGAAGTCAGCAGTCAGCGCGAAGCCTAGGCGGTTGTTGATGTCGCCCAGCTTGATGCGCTGGCCGTCGTCCTCCGTCGGCGTAACTGCGGCCACCGGCACCGTCTGGCGCTGCACCACTTGCGCCACTGGCTCGGCAGCAGGCTGCGTTACTGTCGCAGCGCGCTTCTCTTCCAGGCGCTTCTGCTCGGCTTCGTGCTCAGTGATCCTAGACTTTACTATCGCCACCAGGTCATCACTGGGCTTCAGTACCAGCTGCTGCAGGTCGGCGAACAGGGATGCATGATCCCCGGCCAGCTCGTCGAAGCTGCACAGATTGGCGCGGATGCCGTCGGCCACCTGGCTGGCTTCGATCTTCGCCCTGGCCAACTCGGTGTTTGCGGCGTCCTGCAGGCTGGCGACGGTCTTCTTGCCCTTGATAGCTCCGGTGAAGTCCGCGGCGATGGCGGGCATAACGACGCGACCGCCGAGCGTCTCGTTGATCTGCGCGATGTGCTCACGCAATGCTGTGCCGGCCTTGGTGACGATCTCGGTACGGATGCTTTCCTTCCGAGTTTTCACCAGCTTGTCGAGTTCCAGGCGCTTGGCGCGGGCCTCGGCGGAAATCTCGTCGATGGCACGGAAGAGGGCGTCGATGCTCTCGGTCTGGCTCAGTGCATGCTGCTTGGCGGCTGCCAGGCGTTCCTCGACGTCGCCGCACCATTTCACCGTCTGCTCGGCGTTGGCAAAGTCCTGGTCGGTCTGCAGCTCGGTGTTGATGCCCTTGAAGACCGCCAGGGCGTGCTCCTTGAAGGCATCGAGGTTGCTGGCGGTGACCATACCGGTGGCTTCGATGCGCAGCGCTGGCAGAGCGCCGGGGGCACGGCCAACGGCTTCTACCTTGGCTTCCTGCGGGGAGAACTCGGCCAGGTCCTGCTCGAACTGTGCCCAGCCAGCCAGCAGTTGCTCACGGCGCCCGGCCACCGGGCGGTATTCCATCTGAACCAGGTTGTCCTCGGAGCCGTCGGAGCAGACGAAGATCGCACGCTCAGCTCCGGTGACCAGCAACTGCTGTTCCAGCTGCCAGTAGTAGTGCGGCTCCAGGTCTCCGGCGCGCACTTTCTCGGCCAGGCTTTCATTCCACAGCTTGTGCTCGAACACCACGGTGCCGAGCGAGTCCATGCCGTCCACGCTGGCGAGCAGGTTTCCCTCAGTGGCCACAACCGGGAACAGGTCTTCGCCGAGCTGAGCCTCGATGATTGCGCGTGCCAGAGCCTCGGTCTCGTGGCCGCGGTCGAACAGTCGCTGCTGGGACTCGCTGACCTCCGGCGCGATGCCGGTCTTCTTCTGTGCCAGCAGTTCACTGCGCGACTGGTACTTCGAGGTGCCCATCATCGTCGGCGCCTCGGAGGCGGTGAAGTAGTTGGCTCGCAGGGCGTGCCACTCCGGCGCGCCCTGGGTGACGTTGTGGATCTGCATGATCATTCTCCTTCGATGGGATCGAGCGCCTTGATCTGGGCTATCTGCTCATCGCTCAGGACGTATTTGCTGCTGATGGTGTTGATCAGGTGGTCGGGCGACGTCTTGCTCTGCTCGATGGCTTGGCGCCATTTCGGCAGGTTCTCGGCCAGCTGTTCGTCGGTGTAGGCCGGTTTGTCCTGCTCCAACTTCGGCGCTGGCGGCGTGATGTCACGCTCCTTAGGCATGTCCATCACCTCTTCGGCAACCGGCATGCCGCGCAGCACGTCGGGGAAAACGTCGCGCAGGGCGAAGGCGCGGGCGCGGAGTTGCAGCATTCGCTTGGGGTATTGCGTCCAGGGCCCCTGCTTGCCGATCAACCCAGCGGCCTTCGCGTCGGCCAAACTGAAGGTGCGGACCTGTTCTTCCTCGCCGCGACGCTTCACGCGACAGGTGGCCACATCGCCGTCGATGGTCTCGTACACGTACTCACAGAGCGGCGAGGAGCGAACCAGGGCGATTACGGCATCACCCCACAGCGCCGGGCGTCCGTTGATCACGGCGATGTTCTGCATTGCCTGCATGGGCTGCAGGCCGAGTTCCATACCCCACTGGATGGCGACCAGGATGTTTCCGGGGTTCTTGGCGAAGTCTTTCGGGATGATGCTGGATTCGGCCAGCATCTCAGCGAAGCGAAGGGCCTCGTCGAGTGACTGCGGCGCCAGGCTGAAGCTGCCGCGCGATACGGGTTCGGTGATTGCGTTCACGATGAGTCCTTGCCGCGCGGCGCGCAGCTGGTAGATTGGAGGGGAAAGGCGCTTACGGCGCCACTCGGCCAGATCGAATCCGCTGGTAGACCGTCGTGAAGACCGGAAGGAGGTGCTAGGTCCTCTGGCTGCCGGGGTTTTCTGAACCGGGTACTGTCCGGCTGATCCCGTCGAGACTATCCGGCAAGCCGGCCCCTCTCGCTGGGGTAGGTAATGGGTTGCTCGATGGTGTGCCGCCCAGTGATCGCGTCGGCGAACTCGATGGCCTTGAAGAACAGGAGCATGGCGACGATGGCGAGGATCAGGCCGTTGCGGAGGGCTTTCTTCATCATGGCGTCACCGCATGGATATTTTCTTCAACCCAGTTGCGCATGCGCTGCCAGCGGTGCTCAGGGGTTTCTCGCGACCATTCGCCGTTGCTTCCATAGAAGCCGCCAGGGTATTCATCGTTCTCGAAAACGATCTCGGCGGCCATCGCCGGCGCGATACCGAAAGCCGCGGCTACCGACTCTCGGCAGTCAGGATCGATATCCTTCATGTCGATGCCGCGCTTGGCGCCAAGCACACCCAGCGCGCAGTACTGACCGTCAGCTTCCAGTTCCTCCGCGATCAGACGCTTGTCGGGCATGGCATCCAGGGCATCGCGCAGCTCGATCAGGAATGCTTGACCGCGACGGCCTTTGATTGCGGAATTGACCGCGCCTCTCCAGCAAATCAGAGACCAGTTGTCTAAATCGTCGCAATATCCACTCCTGCTCATGGCGTCACCATCCCCACAAAAGCCCAGGCGAAGGCCAGAACGCTGCCAAGAAAAAGGCCGCCGAAGATGAGGACTTGGGCGGCCTTGGTAAGGTCGATGGTGATTGTCATGCCGCCTCCTGCGCTGCCATGTACAGCCGGTAGATTTCGTCCTGCTTGGCATTGACCAGGTCTCCGGCAATGTCGCGGACGGTATCCTTGCCGATGAAGCAGCGAAGCAGCCGCTTTACCTCGGATATGTCGTTGTTCTCTGCAGCCACCACAGCCTGCGCCAGGTAGCACTCGTGGTCCTGCTTGATGGCCTTCTCCGCGGCGTCCTGCACCTTGATGCACAGGATGTCAGCCTCAACCAGCAGGACTCCGGCGAATCGGACCTGGCCGCGCTGGATCAGGTCATCGACGGCACAGTAGTGGATGTTTGCCCACTCGGTACTGGACGACCAAGGGAGAGCGTCGTCAGGCACCATGGCGTCATACGCCGCCTGGGCGCGTTGGAGTTTGGCATTCATGGCTTCCTCCTGGGAGAAATTAGGGCGAACGCCGGGCACTTCCCCGGACGTGTCAGGCCTGGCTGCGCTAGCCCCTCGACTCGTTCGCTGTTCGGTTACGCCGCTTCGGTTTCGGCCGGCTTCTCCCCGCCGGGTACTGCCGGAGAGGCTTCGATGATCTGCTGCAGGATCGGCTTCCAGACGGTCCACCAGGCCAGGGCCTTCGAATCCATGCGGCTGATTTCTTCGTCGTTGAAGGCCCACCACTCGGCCAGGGTGTGGAACTGGCAGCCGATCTGCATGTGCGTGGCGGTGTACGTGACCGGCCAGATGTCCGCCTGGATGGCCTTCACCTCGCGGAGGTTGCCGGTCAGGCCCCAGATGGAAGACAACTCGCGCAGGTTGGCGTCGCTCAGGTTGGCGCCGCGCAGGTAGGCGTCGCTCAGGTTGGCGTCGCTCAGGTTGGCGTCGCTCAGGTTGGCGTCGCTCAGGTTGGCGTCGCTCAGGTTGGCGCCGCTCAGGTTGGCGCCGCTCAGGTTGGCGCCGCTCAGGTAGGCGCCGCTCAGGTAGGCGTCGCTCAGGTTGGCGCCGCTCAGGTTGGCGCCGCGCAGGTTGGCGCCGCGCAGGTAGGCGCCGCTCAGGTTGGCGCCGCTCAGGTTGGCGCCGCGCAGGTTGGCGCCGCTCAGGTTGGCGCCGTTCAGGTCTGCCTGCTCACCGCCTTCTTCGTCATCCAGCCACAGGCGATGTTTTTCCAGGACCTCGGCAAGCTCTTCGGGGGTATAGGTTTTCATTGGGGTTTCCTTTTGAGTGCGGATGCCCTTGGCCGAGGGCTGGTGCGCGCTTTCGGCTGCCGGCTGCGAAGTCGGCATGCGAAAGAGGGCGAAAAGAAGCCCGCATGAAGCGGGCTAAGAGGTGGCGTCCTTGCCGGGGAAGTCAGTCTTCGTAGAGTTCTTCCAGCTTCTCGCGTTGGTCTTGAGCTGCGAACTCAATGTCTTCCAGTGCGGCCTGCCGCTCGCTCGGCGAAAGCGATGTGTCGTGAGCTAGCTTTTTGATAGCGTCGATGATTTGCTGTTTGCTCATCTCGCCTCCAGTGTGTGTATGCGCAAGGGCGCGTTAGGCGGTGGCCTTGGCCAGTGCCTTCAAGGCAGCCTCGACGCAGACGATATTTTCCGTTTCCTCGTGCGGCATATCGGCGGAGCGAATCCGGCGATATTCGCGAGTGATCTGGCGCAGCGCTTCAAACAGCTCCGGCGCCGCAGCGATCAAGCGTGCATCCGCTTTGTCCTGCTCAGCGTCTTCCGCGTGGTAGCAGTAGTCGGGAATCTCCGCGATCAGCTTGTTGTTGCGGTTGCAGAAGATCTCGCAGATCTGGGTTTCTTTAGTGTCGCCGTGACGCAGAACGCTGGTCTCGGACAGAACCCAAGGGCCTGGACGGTGCTTACTCATCTCTTTCTCCTGACTGTGCGGAGCCATGGGGGAGCGGTCTGGCCGGTGCTGATCTCCGGCTTCGTGGTCTGTTGGCGATTCACCTAGGATTGGATGGGCGATCCGGCCACTGTGTTATCCCGTCCGACTTACAGCGCATCAGCCTGCGCATTCAGACCGCTCCCCTCATGACTCCAAGGTTCGATGCCCCTGGCTGGGCCAGGGGATCGGGTTAGGCGCTCTGCGCAAGCGCCTCGTCTGCCCTGGCAACAAGCTCCAGCAGTCGCTCAATGCTGGTTGCTTGGATGGTCAGGGCAACCACTTCGGCACCGTCGGCAATTGCTGCCCGAACATCGCCAGGAAGATCTTTTGCAATCAAACTGCAGAGGCTATGCAGGTCATCAAGAACGCAGCGCGGCACTTGCGGCTTCCGGATCGATTTCGGGGTGACCTTGTTGCCGCCGGCGGCTTTGACCTGGCGCAGCTTGTCGCCGAGCACTTCTCCCGCTTTCTCGCCGTGCTGGCGGACAGCCTGAGCCGCGGTCGTTGCCGCAACCTCGCCGGACGCGATCATGCGCTGTACATCGCTATTCGCATTGCCGACCAGCAGGACCTGGTCGACGTGCTGGCGAGTCTTGCCCATCTTCCTGGCGATCTGCTCGGGCGACCAGCCGAACGCGGCCAGGCGCTTGTAGCCGTCGGCCAGTTCCAGCTGGCTCAGCTTCCGCCCTTCCTGGCTGGTGATCACGCGTAGAACGCGTTCAGCGTCGTTGCCGGCGAACGCGGTGATCGGCACCCAGAAGTTGCCATCCGGATCGCGGGGCAGCTTCCCTTCCGCATCCAGTTTCAGGTAGGCGCGGCGCCGGCGGTGGCCGTCGACGACATACATGCCGCCGTCCTCGCGCGGCCTTACTTCCAGCGGTGGAACGGTGCCGCCCTGGTGCAGGAATTCGGCCAGCTCGGCGATGCTCTGTTCGAGGTCTTCGCCTTCGCGGCGCAGGTTGAAGCCGGGTTCTTCGTGGAGGTCTTCCAGGCGAGCCTTCATCGCGTCTGCGCGCTTCAGGTCGCCGTCCTTGATCATCTGCTTGAAGGACTTTGCAGCCATGGTGTTCTCCTGGTTGTCATCCCGCTGCACCCGGTCGCCCAGGTGCAGAAGTGATGCTCTCGGTGTTGCCGCCGCGCTCAGCTACTGGCGTCTCGCGCGGCGTGGTTCGGGTCAGGTGTTTGACCGGTGCGCACGAGTGGCGTAGCACCAGATCGTCCACAGTTGCATCGCGGCAGCGATGTTCGTGTTCGTGCCTTCCCACTCCTCGAGCAGCGCTGCTGCCTGCTCACGGATAGGCTTGGCTGATTCGAGCTCAAAGCGCTGCTCGCAATAACGCGCTGCAAACTCGCGGCTGATGTTGAAGATGGGGGAGGCCATGGTCAGCACCATGTCCTCGGCGATCTCTGCCGGGCTGCGCCCGTAGGTAGCGGCCATCTCTTATCCCTCAATGTCGAAGTGGCGGCGGGCGACCTGCTCCCCGATCTCATCGAGAAGGGCCTCGGCGCCAAAGTGGTTAACGATCTGCTCGATGTCGAAGTTCTCCAGCACAGAAGTGCCGTCCGCATCGAATGCTGAGATGCCCACCGTGGTTCGGCTGGCTGGATCGACGTCGATCTTGTAGGCCGTGAAGTTCAAAACGCTGATGTTCATGAGCCTGTCCTCTTGGCTGACTTCCCAGATGCCACCCTCTGGATGGCATCGAGGAAATCGGTGTTGCTCCGCGTTCGCCTACTGGGCTTCTACAACCCGCGGGTGGTGCTTCTGGTGTCTCCGTAAACCGCTCAGCCGGCATGCCGAACGTCGCAGTCTTCTTGCTCGGACGCTGTTACCCGCCACCTGCGCCTGGGCGATGATTTCTGTCCTCACTGCAAGCGCTTTCGGCGCCTGTTCGCTGTGTTCCCCACCTTTCGGCGGTACCAGGTACAAAGCCACCATCTGAGTGACCCTGGCAGGGAGCGTGAGCAGTGCAGACCCTCGGCGCGCGATTCCAGATGCAGCGCGTCAGCTTTGAGCCTGGCCGGCTACCAGAGGCCGGCATGGGTTCCCGAATTGTGAAAAGAGCGTTCCGGCTTCGCCGAGGCATCTCTGCCTTGCCAGCGCGGTGGATTGCGTTGGCTTGGAATGAACAATACCGCCGGTATTGTTAATAGGTCAATACCTCCGGTCATAAATTTCTCGCGCCCACAAAAAAGCCCGCTCCAGGCGGGCTCAGGATTCTTATCAGGCGGGGAGAGGTGGCGCTGGGTCGAGTTCAGCGCCGGGGTAGGGCGACCGTCAGCTCAGTGCAGGGCCGGAAATGGAAATCCCCGCCGAAGCGGGGCTATTGATGCGATCACGAACCTGGTCCAATTCGCTCCAGCATCAGCCAGATGACGGAGACGATCGCTGCCGAGGCGATAGCCCAGGCGAAGAGAAGAACCCAGAAGGTCGGTCGATGTGGCTGCCCCATGGCGCCCTCCTGTGCAGATGCCAGAAAAAGAAAGGCCGCCTCGATCAGGGACGGGCGGCTGGATAGGTCTCAGCACGGAATCTTCAGCGTAGCAGCCGGTGGCTTGACCGCCAGAAACGAAAAGCCCCGCGGGTGCGGGGCTGATGTTTAGGATTGTGGCTTTGGCTGCGCAGCTGGAGGTTGTCCAGCCGGGGGCGCCAATCGTTCGGCGCGGATTTGCTCAAGCAACTGCCGTGTCTCATTGGTCTGCTGCTTGGCTTCCTGGATGAGAGCGCTGGTTTCGCGGCCGGAGTCAAAGGTCGAAACCCCGTATGCAAGAGTTCCTATGATCACTCCTACGCCGGCTATAACGGAAGCAATCGTGAAGCCTGCGGCGCTCCAGATGCTGCTCTTCAGGTTCTTGAGATAGGACAGTTCGACGTGAATGGCCTTGAGCTCTCCGCGCATGTCGGCAGAGTCCTGGCGAATAGCGGATAAGGTCTCGCGAACGGTGCTTTCAAACGACGCAAGCCTAGCGTCGACCCTGGCATTGGTCGCCTCTAGCTTCGCATCGAGTTCTTCGCGGCTGATGTCGGTCATGGGAGCAGTATGCTCGGGCTTCTCAGCAAAGTCACCTCTAGGCTCAATGGCTGCCGTTGAATCTGCGCTGGCGAATTGCTTCCAATCTATAGTGCCACTGCGCGACTTAAACCAGGTCGGTGTGCTGCTAGGCTTCATTTTCAGACTCGGTTTTCAGCCAGTCTCTTACGACCGCCCTGTAGACGTGCTCAACGTGGCCGCAGTAGACACAGTACATGCCATAGGTTGTTATTCCGTAAGGCTTTCCATCCTCACGGACCTTCCGAAATCGATGGAACATCTCCTCCATGTAGACTTCAGTGGCGTCATTGCCTTTCCATTCCGATGTCAGCAGCCCCCATTTTGATGGAGATCTACCGCAGCCTGGGCACGACGAGTCTTCTCGAGTTGCCGAGAGAAATCTAAGGAAGTCCCCGGCTAAGAGTTCGTCCTGCACATTTTCCTGTGTCACTTAATTCCTCCTCGAGAACCAGTCCTGTTCTTGATGCAATCAATACAGACCGCCATTCGACTAGAGGTCCCCACCGCGCCAGATGACCTGACCGATGATCCGGTGTTCGTTGTTGTCGTCTCGCGACAGATTGCGATCTGGGTATTCGTCCTTGTCCTCGTTGTCGCTGCGGATGATCCAGCGGCCGAATGGCGTGCTGATCAGGCGCTTCACGATCACTCCGTCGGTGCCAGCCAGGACAAAAACCTGATGATCGACCGGATCTATCTTGGACAAATCGACGAGGAGCACATCGCCAGTGCTGATGGTTGGCTCCATGCTCTTACCCTCCGCATAGATGACGGCGAGGCGCTTGTGGTTAGCGCCACGCATCTTGAGCCAATCGCGCCTGAATGCCAGTAGTGCCCGGCGCTCGACGTGTGGGTTTTCGCTGCCTAGGCCCGCCGCCGCTTTGGCGTCGTACTGAGGGACGAGTGCGTACCTGTCGTTGGGAGTTCCCAAATCTCGTGACTCAGGTATCGGCGATGCCGCCCGAGGCTCCGCTGGTTGTTCTGCCTTTTTGGCCGCCGAACTGCCAACAATGGACAGTTGGTCATAGTCAGTGGGCTCAAGCTCAATCTGCATTGATTTCAGTTCTTCGGCTAGGCGTGGACTGAAATCAGACACTGGGACCTTGAGCATCTTTGCGAATACCACGGCTGCCTTCAGGCTAAGCGCGGTTCGGCGATTCATAAAGTGGCTAACAGCGCCCTGAGTGACACCGTCACCAAGCTCAGAGGCAATCATTTCCTGAGTGAGCTTTAGCTCGCCCTTCTTCTGCTGGAAGAGCGCCTTCAGGCGGTCGCTGTCCTCAATCTGCCAATCGGCCAGTGGGAGCTTTCTCGAATTCTTTGCCATTTGCGAATGCTATTACCTGCGGTATTCGCACATCCAATATCGCCGGTATTGACGCGCAACAATACCGGCGGTCATACTGATTGCGAGCAACAACCATGAGGACGCTGCAATGCGCCGCATTCCACTTTCCGAATTTGCGAAGGAGCACGGCCACACCAAGGCCGCCCAGCTTCTTGGCTGCACGCAAGGCGCTGTCAGCAAGGCGATTCGTCTTGGTCGTGACGTTTACGTAAGCGCCTTGGAGGACGGCAGCTTCAGCGCTGAAGAACTGCGTCCCTTCCCCTCCCAAGCCAAAACCCAAGCCGCATAGGAGACCTCCATGGATACCCAGGAACTCAAGGTCCAGGTCTTGGCTGACCTCAGTGACTTCGAACAGAAGATCAGCCGAACCCTGGAGCGCCTACCGCTTGAGCTTCGCGACGAGTTCCTGGGCGGCCTTCAGCGCTTTCTCTTTGATAGCCGCCTGTGCCTCGTCCGAATCGATGAGCCCCTGGACGAGGGCGTCACGGGTGAAGGAAGCGCTGCATCCAGTGCAGGTGAAAAGCTCGTTTTCCGAGTCAGCTTCACCGGACTTGACGATCTGTGTGCTTCCGCACTGCGGGCAGCTGATGGTGAGGGTGCCTAACGGAGTTATGGACATCGGAACCTCCTGGTTCGCTGTGTTGGGTGAGAGCTTCCAGCCTACCAGTGAGGTTCCGACCTTTACATAGAAACCAATCGCATAGGAGACCTGTGCATGTACGACAACCCCAGCCACCTGAAGGACCGGGAAATCAAGCTGCGCGTCGACGAGACCACGTATGAGCTCATCGGTGCCTTGGCACGTTTCCATCGCACCCAGAAAGCAGTACTCGTCCGCGACCTGGTGGAAGCCGCCCTGGAACGCCTGGCAGAGAACGATAGCGAACAGCAGACCGTGGCCTGAAGGCCCTGAGAGGGGCCTATGGCACACATCAGCACGACGATCAGCCCAAAGGCCTACGAGGGCCTGACGAGGCTGGCGAAAGAGAAAGGGCTCACCCCTGAAGAGGCCCTGGCGGAATTCCTGGAGCAGCAGCTCGCGAGGAAGACCAAGCCGAACAACACCAGGGGAACCGTCCAGCCATTTCGGCGCAGGGACTGATGAGGGCCTGAACAGCCCGAAGTGCGGACACAAAAAAGCCGGGATTGCGGCCCGGCTGATTTGCTTCAAAGACGAGGTGATCGTAATGGCGAGAGCCAGGAATATCAAGCCTGCCATCATGGCAAACGAGGACCTGGCCGAGCTCGCTCCGGCCGAGCGCCTCCTGTTCATCTATCTCTGGATGCTGGCCGACCGGGAAGGGCGCCTGGAAGATCGCCCGAAGCGGATCAAGGCCGAAGCCTTCCCCTACGACGATGTCGATATCGACGCCATGCTGGACAACCTGCAGGACGCCGGATTCCTCATTCGCTACACCGTCGATTCCAAGCGCTACATCCAGATCCTCAACTTCACCAAGCACCAGCGCCCGCACAGCAACGAGACCGCCAGCGAGATTCCTCCGGTGGAAGAAGGGGTTCGCGCTGAGCGAACGCCCGAAGTAGAGCATGTGCAAAGCACTTCTAACCATGGTGAAAAGGACTTTCAACCAAGGGATGAAGCACTTCGCTCTGATCTTCTGATTCCTGATCTTCTGATCCCGGATACCAATACCCCCCCAACCCCCACGGCGGAACCGTCGACCAACGACGTCGATCTGTTCGACCGGTTCTGGTCCGAATACCCAAACAAGACCTGCAAGGCCAAAGCCAGGGCGAAGTGGGAAAAGCTCAAGGTCACGCCAGCTCTGTTCGACCAGATCATGATCGGGCTGCGCCGTCAGTGCGCTAGTCAGGCGTGGCTCAAAGACGGAGGTCAGTTCATCCCCCACCCGACCACCTGGCTGAACGGCGAGCGCTGGAACGACGAAGTTCGCAACACCGGAAACGTCCACCACCTGCCCAGCAGTCGCCACCACGGCTTCGACGACCGCGACTACACCGCCGGATTGATCCAGCGGGAGGATGGCACCTATGGCTTCTAACGCCCTGAACCTTGAGGTCGGTGATCTTGAGCGCCGCTTCGGCGTCGTGTCGAAATCTCCGGCGAAGTGCGACAAGCACGGCGAGTACGCGGCAGTGGTCCATCGCAACTCGGACAAGCCTTCCGGTTGCCCGGCCTGTGCCCAGGAGATCGCCGACGAGAAGCTGCGCGATGAGCAGGCCGAACTGTGGCGCAAGATCGAGCGCGAGAAGATGGAGCGCCGCCTGGCTGGCGTGCTGATTCCGCCGCGGTTCCATGGTCGCAGCTTCGACACCTACATCGCCACGAACGCCGGTCAGCGGAAGGCACTGAAGGTCTGCCGCGAGTACGCGGAGAACTTCGAGGCGAATGCTCGCGATGGTCGCTGCCTCCTGCTGCTGGGCAAGCCGGGCACCGGCAAGACTCATCTGGCCAATGCCATCGCCGGCCATGTTGTCTGCCATAGCCGCAGTGTTACCGCAGCCTATCGAACCGTCAGCTCGATCTTGCAGTTCATTAAGGGCAGCTTCGACCGCGAATCCGGCTACAGCGAATCTCAGGCGTTCGAAGCGCTCTGCGAGCCGAGTCTGTTGATCGTTGATGAGGTTGGCGCAACCAAGCCTACCGAGTTCGAGCTGACTACCCTGTTCAGCGTTATCGACGGGCGCTACCAGAACCTACTGCCGACCATCATCGTGTCCAACCTGATGCCGAACGAGCTCCCTGCCGCGCTCGGTGAGCGTTGTGTCGATCGTCTGCGCGAGAACGGCGGCATTGCCCTGGTGTTCGACTGGCCATCCAAGCGCTCGGAGGCTGGCCATGACTAAGCCCAACCTCGGCAAGATCTCCACCCAAGGCCTGGACCTAACCAGCGCCTGCGACATCTGCGGGAAGAACCGAGCTCATGGCAGCCACAAGCGCTGCAGCAAGGTCCGCCAGCAGCGCTATCTCGCGGGGAGGGCCTCCCAATGAAACGCTCCTGGACCGTAATCCTCGGCACCCAGCGCTTCACCATGGTGCTGATGGAAGACTGCGACCCGCTCGCAGTGGTTCGTTCGATTTGGCCGGAGGCGAGCGTGCAATGAACAAGCGAGAACTGCAGATGCTGGAGAACGTGTTCTGGGCTGAGGTTCAAGGCCGTCTCCCGTTCCAGACCAAGTCCGAGGTTGCCCGCGACCTGGCTGAGCGCGGATATCTCCAGCACGGAACCCGCATGTTCGGTCGCGTGGAGGTCAGCGGCTACTACCTGACTCACGCCGGCCGGATCACCTATTGCGCGTCATGCCGTGATGTTGAGGAGGCGGACAATGGCTAACCCCCGCTTCCCCATCCGCAACGAAACCGACCGCCAGCGCGCCATCGCGATTCTGCAGCGTATCGACCTGGCTGAAGGCAAGACCTGGAGCCTCCACGACGAGGCCCGCAGTGACGCCCAGAACAGGCGCATGTGGGCCATGTTGCGCGACATCAGCCACCAAGTGGAGTGGTACGGCCGGAAGCTGGACGACGAGAGCTGGAAGCACATCTTCAGCGCCGCGGTTCAGCAGCAGGACGCCGTCCCGGGAATCAACGGCGGCTTCGTGGTCCTGGGCGTCTCCACTCGCAAGCAATCCAAGAAGTGGTTCAACGAGATGTTCTTGGTGATGGAGGCCTTCGCCGCTGAGCGGGGTGTGAAGTTCACCACGCGGGATTACTGGGAGGGTGCGGCATGAGCAAGTTCACCATCTTCATTCTCGGTATGACCTTTTTGTCGCTCATCACTGGTCAGATTGCATCGGCTCTTTGGTTCGCCTCGGCTGCGCTGATTTGGGAGTTCGTATGAGCCTCTCCACCCGCCAGCTCAAGCCCAAGATCTGCCAGAACACCGAGTGCGGCACCAAGTTCATCCCGCAACGCCTGGGGCAGCGCGTCTGCTCCCCGGCCTGCGCCCTGGCCACGAAGGACAAGCACCAGGCTCCGGCGCGGAAGGCCATCGCCGACCGCAACCGCCGGGAGATCAAGGCGCGGAAGGAGAAGCTGAAGAGTAGGGCAGAGCACCTGAAGGACGCCGAGAAGGCTGTCCGCGACTACCGGCGCACCTATGAGCTTTCCATAGGCAGCGGCTGCATCAGCTGCGGGAAGTCGCAGGAGGAAATCCAGGCCGCCCAGGGGTGGAAGACTGGCGGCGCGTTCGATGCGGGACATTTCCTCGGCAAAGGTGCCAGGCCAGAGCTAAGGCTGGTGCCGGCCAATATCTGGCTTCAATGCAAGGCCTGTAATGCGGGCTCCAGCAAGTACGCCCGCAAGGGGCTGACCGTTGCCCAGGGATTCCGCGCCGGCCTGATCGAGCGCATCGGCCTTGAGGCTGTAGAGGCCCTGGAAGCCGATCATGAGCCTCGCAAGTACACCGTCGAAGAACTCAAGGCCATCACGGCCGAATTCCGCGCCAAGGTGCGCGAGTTGAAGAGGAGAGCAGCGTGATGAATGACTTCGTTTATTGCGGCGGACTTATCTACATGCTGATGCTTGGTCTCTATGTCGGAATTCAGTTCGGCAGGATAAAGGCGCAGAACGAGATGATTGATGAGCTTCGTCAGGCGCGGGAAGAAGTTGCTCGAGAACGCCTGTTAAGGCGACTCCATGCACCGATCGAGGAAGGCGAATGACGCTAGCCGAATATATCGCCCTGCAGTGGGCAATCCTTCGAGAGTACGGGCTGATCAAGGGGGAAGGGGAATGAAGCTGAACAGCGCTCGCACAGCATGGCATGAGGCGTTCTATGGAAAGCGGAACAGCAACGCCAACCACTTCGCGACCATCCATAGACTCGGCACCCAGATCCAGCAGACCGAGATCGATCGCTCCCTGGACCACTGCGAGCATGGCGTGCTGGCCGGCTACGTTCAGCAGGCGGTCGCCAGTCTCTCGCCTGACCTGCAACTGTTCGGCCATCACATGTACGGGCCGGAAGGAATCATCGGCGATCCCGATGACGTCCGTGAGGCGGCAGAGTCTCTGGTATTCGGGCTGGCCTACAGCCGCGGCGAGAAGATGTACGCCAAGAAATTCGAGAAGGCCCGCCATGTCAGCGCAGGCGTTCTGGAGCGGTATCGCCGTATGCATCAGGGAGGGCAGAGCTCCATGCCTGATCCCATGCCGACACCGGAAGCGTTCCGCGCCTGGATTCTCGCTCACCACGGTATCGACCTGGATTCGCGCAACTGGGCTAGGGAATGGCAGCCCTTCATCGATGCCTGTTTCCTGGCTTGTGACGATCTGGACAAGCAAGCGCTGATCCCGGTATCGAACATCCTCGCAGTGATGAAAGAGGCCGCTTGAAACGGAACGCTATAACGTATTGACAGAAATGTGCGGCTAGCACATGATATTTCCCATAACTCGAACTCCCCCTGAGGAAGTTCAAACCTTGAGGCCCTGGCAAATCGCCGGGGCTTTGTCGTTCTAAGGCAGCTGTAGACCACCGGTAGGTTGCCAGCCTCATAAGCTGGAGATACGGGGTTCGATTCCCTGCGCTGCTACCAAATCCTTCTGGGTTGCGACTACGCGGCCGAGGATGGTCAAAGGTGGAACCCGGTCCTACCTCGACCTAATACTCCGGGACAACGGCATGTAAAACCTGGTCAGCTGCGGCGCGAAGGCACCGTAAGCGCTCTGTAAGAGCGTCGGCCCCAGGGCTTGCCATAGGACTGCGCCCCTCGCGCAGCGCCTTGGACACGCAGGCGGAAAAGTGAAGTGGGAGCGGGTGGAAGCCCCGCACCAATCTTGATCGGAGGTCGCCATGTCCTATCGCCCGAACGACGTCGCAACCCTGAACATCATCGGCTGGACCGTCATCTCGGTCCTGACCTTCCTGGTCATCAGCCTCGTCTAGTTCCGCGCTCCCCAGCGCCTTAGCCCGGTATAGCCGTAGGCCCCGGGCGTTTTCTTCGCCGCTATAGCTCAGCCGGTAGAGCAGCCGCCTTGTAAGCGGAAGGCCCAGGGTTCAAGTCCTTGTGGCGGCACCACCTCGCCTCACCAACGCGCAGTGCCTGCCCGGCGTAGGGCTAGGACAATCGAGATGCCACGAATGAAAGAAGATCCCAGCTTCTGGGCTGCACTGCTGGCTTGGCTCTCCCTGCACCAGCCGCAGATCTACGCCGGCCTGACGGCTGGACTTACCGCCCTGGTGCGCGTGATCTACGGCGGTGGCGGACGGCGCAAGATGATGCTGGAAGGAGCCCTGTGCAGCTTGATCGCAGTATCCCTGGTCCCGGTCCTGGAGTACCTGAGTCTCCCTAACAGCCTCGCCACCTTCGCCGGCTGCATGGTCGGCTTCATGGGGGTGGAGAAGATCAGGGACTATGCCGACCGCTGGCTTGGTCGGAAGGCTGACCAGGCGTGACCGCTAAGCGGAGGAATGCATGATGGGCTGGGTGGTCGCTCTCTCTTCGCACGGACTGTCCCCGCAACTGATCGCATCTGTTGAGCGGATGCAGGATGAAATCTGGGATGCCATCGACAAGGCGGCTCTGGCGGGAATCCCTGCGGGCCTTCTGGTTGGCCAGCTTGAGTTCATCAAGGCTGCACTGATCGAGCACAACTTCAGGAGTTCCGAGCAGGAGGGTGCATGATGCGCCCAATGCCGCCCACGACCATCGGCCAGTTTGCAGAGGGCCAGGATTGGGCTGATGCCTACATCCCCGCTCCCGAGGTTCTGGAGTGGGCCATGGCCACCTTCATCAATGAAGGCGGTGATCTCCACAACGAAGACCATGTCCACCTGCAGGACGCGCCTATCGCTTTCCTGTGGGCTGCTTCGGGTTTCGAGAAGCAAGGTCGCCTGGTGCTCGGCCAATGTGAGGAAGTCACCTTCCGCTGTGGTCCCTGGCAAAAGGGGAGGCAGGAGCAGCAGATGCTCCGCTGGTTCGGCTATGTGCCGGTCTTCCTGATCACGCTGGCCGCGGACTACTGCGCAGAGTGCTCGGATGCCGAGTTCTGCGCCCTCGTTGAGCACGAGTGCTACCACATAGCCCAGGCCATGAATCAGTACGGTGAGCCCAAGTTCACCGAGGAAGGCCTGCCCAAGCTCAGGCTGCGCGGCCACGACGTCGAAGAGTTCGTCGGCGTGGTTCGCAGGTACGGCGCCAGTGAAGGGGTCAAGGCCCTGGTCGAGGCGGCAAACAACCCGCCCGAGGTGGCGAAGATCAACATCGCGAGGGCCTGCGGAACCTGCCTGCTGAAGTCGGCCTGATGCAAGACAGGCAGTAGACGGAGTCCAACCCTATGGCAATCCTGAACAACGAAGTGAAGGCCTTCATCGTTCAGGCCCTGGCCTGTTTCGACACGCCGAGCCAGGTGGCCGAATCGGTCAAGCGTGAATTTGGGATCGAGGTTTCCCGTCAACAGGTGGAGACGCACGATCCAACCAAACGGTGCAGCAAGACGCTCGCTAAGCGTTGGGTGACGATGTTCCACGATACGCGTAAGCGCTTTCGTGAAGAGATCGCGGAGATTCCCATTGCGAACCGAGCCTACCGCCTGAGGGCGCTGGGGCGGATGGCTGAGAAGGCCGAGGGTTTGCGCAACATGGCGCTCGCTGCCCAGCTATACGAGCAGGCTGCGAAAGAGTCGGGCGGCATGTATTCGAACAAGCACCAGCTTGAGCACTCCGGCCCAGGTGGTGGCCCGATTCCGATGATGCCTACGACCATCCAGCTTGTGGCGCCAGGCCATGACAACGGCGAGGATTGAGCTGCCGCCAAAGCTGATCCCGGTTTTCTCTGGCCCAGCACGATACCGCGGCGCTCATGGTGGCCGCGGCAGTGCCAAGACGCGCACGTTCGCCAAGATGACGGCGGTTCGGGCGTACATGTTCGCTGAGGCCGGAATCAGTGGCGTGATCCTCGGCGCCAGGGAGTACATGAACTCCCTGGAAGAGTCCTCGATGGAGGAGATCAAGCAGGCGATCAGGTCAGAGCCCTGGCTCGATGCCTACTTCGATATTGGCGAGAAATACATCCGCACGAAGAACCGTAGGATCTCCTACGCATTCTGCGGCCTGCGCCACAACCTCGACAGCATCAAGTCGAAGGCTCGTATCCTCATCGCCTGGGTGGATGAGGCCGAGAACGTCAGCGAGACAGCATGGATCAAGCTGCTCCCTACGGTGCGCGAGAACGACTCTGAAGTCTGGATCACCTGGAACCCGGAGAAGGACGGTAGCCCGACCGACACCCGGTTCCGGAAGAACATGCCGGCCGGCGCCAAGATCGTCGAGCTGAACTACACGGACAACCCGTGGTTCCCGGATGTCCTCGACCAGGAGCGCCTGAACGACCGGGAGACGCTGGACGACCAGACTTACGCCTGGATCTGGGATGGTGCGTACCGCGAGAACAGCGATGCGCAGATCCTGTCCGGTAAGTACCGGGTGGCGGAATTCACGCCTGGCGCTGGCTGGGACGGGCCCTACTACGGCCTGGACTGGGGCTTCAGCCAGGACCCCACAGCGGGCGTGAAGCTCTGGGTGCACGACCGCAGGCTCTGGGTGGAGTACGAGGCCAGCAAGGTCGGACTCGAGAACGACGACATCGCCCAGTTCATGATCGACCGCCTGCCTGGTATCGAGCAGCACGCGGTGCGGGCCGACTCAGCGCGTCCAGAGACCATCAGCCACGTCAAGAGCAAGGGCCGGGACCACAAGCGCGCCAACCTGCCTCGCATCGAGCCTGTGGTGAAGTGGCAGGGCAGTGTCGAGGACGGCATCTCGCACCTGCGCAGCTACATCGAGATCGTCATTCACCCGCGCTGCACCGGCTTCCTGCGCGAGGCCAGACTCTACAGTTACAAGGTCGACCGCCTGACTGGTGACGTGCTCACCGAGATCATCGACAAGCACAACCACTTCATGGATGCCAGCCGCTATGCGCTGGGCCCGCTGATCAAGCGCCGCGGCGCCGTTGGCGTGCTGCTACCCGGAGCCCGCTGATGGCCATCTTCATCCTCAAGGAGCGCGGCGGTAGCCGGGCGGTGATAGTGCGCGCGAAGTGCATCAGCTGCGCCCGCACCGTAGCGGTCGAGAACGCCGGCGCCGAAGGCACGCTGCTATGGCGAGATTCCAACCTGTCGTCCGTTGAGCTGGTGCGCGAGAGCGACAAGCCCGGGCTGATCCTCAAATCGGAATGACCATGACGGACAACCTGCAACTGGCGGTCAACCACGCGTTGAACGACCTCCAGATCGCCCGTGCCCGTATGGGGCTGCTCAACGCTGGCATGGGCATCGACAACAAGCGCCCGCAGGCTTGGTGCGAATACGGATTTCCCCAGGACCTTACCTTCCACGACTTCTATGCGCTGTACCGGCGTGGTGGCGTGGCCCATGGTGCGGTCGGCAAGGTTATCGGCCTCTGCTGGCGCACCAACCCCTGGATCATCGAGGGTGACGACCAGGACGGAGCGAAGGTCGAAACAGCCTGGGAGGCCACCCTGAAGCCGCTGATGGCACGCGGCAAGTTCTGGAAAGCCTTCGCGGAGGCCGACACTCGTCGCCTCGTAGGCCGTTTCTCCGGCCTCCTGCTGCAGGTTCGGGATGGCAATAACTGGGACCAGCCTGTCACCAAGGGCAAGGCCCTGGTGAAGATGATCCCGGCCTGGGCCGGGGCTCTGAAGCCGATCATCTTCGACGACAAGCAGACCTCGGAGACCTACGGCGAGCCCACGATGTGGCAGTACACCGAGGCCTCTCGCGACGGGCGCGCTGGCCGCCAGATGAAGGTGCACCCGGACCGGGTGTTCATCCTCGGTGACTGGACCAGCGAGGCGATCGGCTTCCTGGAGCCGGCCTACAACGCTTTCGTCAGCTTGGAGAAGGTGGAGGGCGGATCCGGCGAGTCGTTCCTGAAGAACGCGGCCCGCCAGATTCACATGGACTTCAAGGAGACGGTCGACCTCAACAACATTGCGTCGATGTATGGCGTGACGATCGATCAACTGAACCAGCGCTTCAACGAGGCCGCCCGCCAGTTAAACCGCGGCAACGATGTTCTGCTGCCTACTCAGGGCGCCACGGCGACCCAATTGGTCTCGGCAGTTTCCGATCCTGGTCCGACCTACAACGTCAACCTGCAGACCGCGGCAGCCGCGTTGGACATTCCGACCAAGATTCTGGTCGGCATGCAGACCGGTGAGCGGGCCAGCAGCGAAGACCAGAAATATTTCAACGCACGCTGCCAGGCACGCCGCAACGAGCTGACCTTCGAGATCAACGACCTGGTCGCACACCTGATGCGAATCGGCGTGATCGAACTGAAGGCCGAGTACACCGCCATGTGGGACGACCTCACTACTGCGACGCAGGGCGAGCGCTTGGCCGACGCCAAGATCATGAGCGAGATCAACCAGACGGCCATGGCCACGGGGGAGACGGTGTTCACTGCCGACGAAATCCGCGAGCAGGCCGGCTTCGATCCGCTGGAGGGTGGCGAGCCATTGCCGGACGTAGAACCTCCGGAGAATGAAGATGGCCCGGTCGGCGATCCTTCCAGCCAGTCCGAGTGACCCGACCGGCGTTGATCGAGTCGAGAAGGGCGCCATCCGAGACTTCTCGCGGCGCTATCGCAAGATCAGGGATGGCTACCTGGCCGCCCTGGATCGCGTCCCCAACGAACCCGTCGTCAACCGACGGTACGTGTTCAACCTCGATAGCACCCTGCTGAACACCATGTTCTCCGGCTTGGACAGCATGGTCGATTCGATCCTGCTCGAGGGCGGTGAGGATAAGCTCTGGTTCTTCGAGTCGTACGTCAGCGTCGCCTACCAGCGCGGCACCGCGCAGCAGTTCGCGAACCTCAGCCAGCAGTCGCCCGTCTACCACGCCGGCCAGCAGTCGCTGCGAGACATCCTGATGTCCGAGCCATATCGGCGCCGGATCGCCCTGGTGCGTGCTCGCGAGTTCGAGGAGATGAAGGGGCTGTCCGGGACCACCAAGAACACGCTCAATCGGGTGCTGGCCGAAGGCATTGCACGCGGCAAGAACCCGCGAGAGATCGCCAAAGACATCAGCTCATCGGTCACAAGCCTCGATGACGTTCGTGCCCGGCGGATCGCTCGCACCGAGGTGACTACAGCGCTGCGCAGGGCACGGCTCGATGAAGCTGACGAGGCGACGGAGCGCTACGGCCTCAAGACCAAGGAGATGCATATCTCCGCACTGAGCCCGACCACGCGACTGACGCATGCCAAGCGCCACGCAACGCTGCATACCACCGAGGAGCAGCGCGACTGGTGGGCCGAGGATGCCAACTCCATCAACTGCAAGTGCTCAACGGTCACCGTGCTGGTCGACGACGATGGCAAGCCCCTGGTACCGGCGATCGTCGAGCGTGCGCTGCGCAACAAGCAAGTCATGAAGGCCAAGGCCAAAGGGCCCTGGGCCAACGAGGAATGAGCCATGCCCATGCAGGTCAACGTCACCTCCAAGGTGAACAGCTCCAGCATTCGCCGTGAGCAGCACAACGGCCGCGAGCACATCGTCATCCCCAGTTACACGCTGCCGGCCAATGTCGTGATGAATGGCGGCCTGTACCCGGCTAGCGAGATCGATGCGCACTACAAGGCCTTGGAGGGCACTCTAGCGCCGCTCGGGCATCCGACCGTCAATGGAAAATTCGTCTCAGCGTTCTCTCCGGAAGGCATCCACACCAACCACGTCGGCGCCTTCAACCGCAATGTGAAGAAGGTGGGTAGCCGTATCGCTGTCGAGAAGTGGCTCGATGTCGAGTTCGCCAAGAACAGCGAGAACGGCCGACGCCTGCTGGAACGCATCGAGGCGCTGGAGAAGGGTGAGACTGCGGATCCCATTCACACCAGCATCGCGGTGTTCCTCGACCGCGAGCCGGCCACCAACGCCGAATACCAGTGGGTAGCACGCATTCACTCAGTCGATCACGACGCGATCTTGCTGGATGAGCCTGGCGCTGCCACCCCAGAGCAGGGCGTTGGGCTGATGGTGAATGCCGACCAGGCCGTGGCTCTCAAGACAAATTCTGGCGCCCTGGAGGGCGAAAGCTTCGGCGACAAGCAGCGTCGCCTGGATCAGGCCGCACGCGACCGATTCGTTCATGGCGACAACGACTATGTCTGGATCGCCGATTTCACCGATAGCCAGGTCGTCATCGTGCGCAACGGCGGCGATGCCGAGGTGTTCGGCTACCGCGTCGACGGTGGCCGGATCGTCTTCGATGACACCGGATCGCCGGTCGAGCGCCGCGAGTCATGGGTTTCGAAGCTACCGACCGTCAACCAGATCCTGAAATTGCTTTTCAACAATCAGGCTCGGCCTGATCAACCTGAGAAGGAGGGCGACATGCCTCTCACTACCGAAGAAAAGGCCGAGCTCGTCAAGGACATCGGCGCCAACACCGCCAGCGCCATCAAGGAACTGGCGGACACCATCATCAAGCCCCTGGCCGACAAGGTGGACAGCCTGCAGGCCAACCAGAAGGCGCTGACCGACAGCCTCACCGCCAACCAGAAAGCCGAAGACGACAAGATGCGCGAAGCCGTCAAGGCCAAGTTCGGCGAGGTCGTCGCGAACAGCCTGCAGGGCGATGCCCTGAAGGAAATGTTCAAGCAGTGCGACAGCGCCGCGGGCATCCTCAACGGCAACGCCAGCGACCAGCCGGTGACCGGCGCGCCTGACCCGAAAACCTACGGAGGTGCCCAATAATGGCCCGCTACCGCCGCGTGAACATCGACGGCAAGTCGCTGTTCAAGACCGAAACCCGCAAGACCGCCGCCGCCCTTTACCCGGGCACCTTCGCGACCATCAACGGTTCCGACCTGTTCGCCCAGGCCGCCGCCGTCGTCGGCCGCATGTACGTACTGGATGCCGCACACCACGAGGGGCTGTCGATCACCGACCAGATTCCGTCGGGCCATTCCGCCATCGGCAACTACCTGGAGGAAGGCCGCGAGTTCGCCGTGCGCATGGCTGCAGGCACCTACACCAAGGATCAGGCCGTCACCGTCAGCGCCTCCGGCCTGGCCATCCCGGTGCCTGGCACCGCCGGCACCTACAAGGTCATCGGCTACATCCAGGACGACGTCACCACCACTGCCGTCGATTTCATTCGAATCCGCATTCGCGCCGATAGCGTGACTGTGGCCGGCTAAGGAGAACGCCATGTATTTCACTCGTGAGAATCTCGCGAATCCCCGCATGCTCGGCCACTGGAACGAGCTGTGGGCCAACCGCGACCAGTTCAACGCCTTCCAGGGGCAGATGGTCCGCGCCTATCAGGCCACCATGACTCCCGAACAACTGGCCTGCAACGCCCTGGCCGGCCTCGGCCGTGATTTCTGGCAGGAGGTCGATGCGCAGATCGTCCAGATGCGCAACCAGGAGATCGGCATGGAGATCGTCAACGATCTGATGACCGTCCAGACCGTGCTGCCGGTAGGCAATACCGCCAAGCTCTACAACATCGTGGGCGACATCGCAGATGATGTCTCTGTGAGCCTGGACGGCCAGGCGCCATACTCCTTCGACCACACCGACTACGACAGCGACGGCGATCCGATCCCGGTCTTCTCCGCTGGCTACGGCGTCAACTGGCGCCACGCTGCCGGCCTGCAGACTGTCGGCATCGACCTGGTGCTCGATTCGCAAGAAGCGAAGCTGCGCAAGTACAACAAGCGCCTGGTCAGCTACATGCTGGATGGCGACGCCAACATCCAGGTCCAGAACTACCCGGGCCAGGGCCTGCGCAACCACCGCAACACCATCAAGCTCAACCTGGGCAGCGGCTCGGGCGGCGCCAATATCGACCTGACCACCGCCAGCGCCGACGCGATCATCGCGTTCTTCGGCACCGGCGCCTTCGGGCAGGCCGCGCGCGCCAACAAGGTCGCTGCGTACGACATCCTCTGGGTGTCCTACGAGATCTGGGCGAACCTGAACAAGGCATACGTGGTGAACGGCCAGGTCATCGGCACCGTTCTTTCCGTCGTAGCCCCATTCATGCCGGTGCGCGAGATCAAGCCGACCTATGCCTTCACCGGTAACCAGTTCCTGGGCTATATCCGCCAGCGCAGCGTCGTCAGCCCGCTGGTGGGCATGACCACCGGCGTAACTCCGCTGCCGCGCCCGCTGCCGAACACCAACTACAACTTCCAGATCCTGGGCGCCTTCGGCCTGCAGGTGAAGAAGGATGCGGAAGGCCTGGCCGGCGTGATCTACGGTGCCAACCTGGCGTAAGGGAGGTGCGGAATGGCCAAGTACGAGGTGGTGCATCCATGGTTCGGCGTGAGGCGCGGTGATGTGGTTGAACTGGAAACGGTTCACCCGGCACTGAAGCCGAATATCAGGCCGCTTATTGGTGACTCGGCAGAACTGGTCCCGGCAATTCAGGAGACCACCTCCGAGAAGCCGCGCCGTGGTCGTCCGCCGAAAGACGAAGCATCAGACGAATAGGTCGCCTTCGGGCGGCTTCGTCGTTTCTGGCCCCTGCAAAGGGGCCTTTCTCTTTCTGGAGCCCGACATGCTCACGACTGACCAGGCCAAGGAGTACTTGGCCTCCGTCGGCATTACGCTGCCGGACTTCCTCGTCGACCTTCTGGTCGGCCAGGCCAACAGCATCAATGACTGCTTGGCCGAGCATTACGACGCCGCGACCGCGACGCTGATCCAGCTCTACCTGGTCGGCCTGCTCGCGCTTGCCCAAGGCGATAAGTACATCTCCAGCCAGACCGCGCCGTCTGGCGCTTCCCGTTCGTTCCGGTATCAGGGCTTCGCGGACCGCTGGAAGGGAACGCTGAATCTGCTGCGGGGCCTGGACAAGTACGGCTGCGCTTCCGAACTGATCCCTGCCGATCCGACCCAGACAGCCCATGGCGGCCTATGGATCGCTTCGGCTGGCTGTATGTGCGAGGGAGACTGAGCGATGAGGAACAATTCAGGTGCGTACCAGATCCGCAGCCTCAATACAGGCAACAGGTACGTCGGGGCGACATGCAACCTCAGAAATCGGTGGAGTAAACACAAGTGCGACTTGAGAAAGGGCCGGCATGGGAACAGGCGTCTTCAAGCGGCATGGGATGCTGAGGGGGAAGCCTGCTTCGAGTTTGATGTTCTTGAATATGCAGAAGGCAGGGATCGGCTCCTGAAGATCGAGCAGAAGTACATCGATCAGTTACGGCCCGAGTACAACATCGCTCCATATGCGGGTACGTGCCTGGGTATAAAGCAGACCGAAGAGACCAGGCGGAGAAAGGGCCTTGCAGTAAGCGGTGAGAGAAACGCCTGGTATGGCAAGACGCCGCCTTGCGCCGGAGCAAGCCGAAAGGCCGAGGTTAGGGCAAAAATCTCCTTCGCGAATTCTGGAGCAGGCAATCCAATGTTTGGTGTCACGCCGCCGCACGCGAAGCTTACTGACGCAGATGTAAGGGCGATTCGAGCGGCGCTTACCGAAGGCGTTAATTCTCAGGCCCTTGCTGACAAATACGGTGTTTCGAAGGCGGCAATCCAGAACATCAAGAAAGGCCGCTCGTACTTGAGGGTTGTCTGATGTCGGAGACAAGTCGCTGGTCCTACACCAACGTGGCCACCGTGCGGCCCTTCGTGAAGATCGACCTGAAGACTCAGGCGACGATCTATGGCGACGAGTACGAGATCGCTTGCACCTGGATCGCAAAGGGCGAGCAGATGCGGGATAGCGATGGTGCGGAGTTTGTCTCGCGCCATCAGATCTTCACCGAAGACAAACGCCCCAAGTTCCTCGATCTGGTCAGCTTCGATGGTTCGAATGGTTGGGAAGAGATTCGGACTGTGCTGGGTTACGACATGAGCTTCTTCAACGAAGAACCTGACTTCACGTTGGTGACATGACATGCCCGTTAAAGGAGTCAGCCAGGTTAAGCGAAACTTCCGCAAGCTGATGGAAGAGATCGCCGGCAAGACAACCGATACAGCTGTCTACGCAATCATGAGCCAGGGTATGGCGATGGCGGCAACCATGACGCCAATCGATACCAGCACGCTGATCAACAGCCACTTCGTATATATCGATGTTGAGCCGGGCAAGATCGTTGGCCGCACTGGGTATACAGCTGCTTATGCCGCAGCCGTGCATGCAGCCGAAGGAGTGCTGAAGGGGCAGCCGCGTCCAGACAATCGCGGCGACTTCTGGGATCCGAACGCGGAGCCGCAATTCCTTAGCAAAGGGTTCGAAGAGATCATCCCGAATGTCCCGGCCATTCTGAGGAGGCATTACCGTGTATGAGGCCTTCGTCGACTGGCTGACCGCGGTGCTCGGCGAGACCTACGAGATAAGCACCGGCCAATGGGTAGATGGTCCGAGCTTGGCCGATACCCGGATCGCTGCCGTAGTGCAGAACGGTGGTCCGCCAGTGAGCGTCGATGACCGACGGCAACGCTACCGAGTAATCCTGCTGGGCCCCCGCAATGGCCGCCAGCATGTCTCCACCATCAACCAGAACATCGAATCACTGGTGCAGGCCGCCATGGGCGATGCCGTGCCCTGTGGCGCCGCTTCCGTGCGCGCGATCGGAGAGCCGGTAGGTCCCGGCTACACCACCGAGAACCGGGCCTGGTACAGCCTGGACCTTGAAGTTCTCTTCTGAAGAGGAGCCTAAAGATGGCTTGCAAGAAACTGAAATTCCCCGGGAAGGATGTCGTCCTGGAGTACGTGATCGGCTGCAGCGATGAGTTGCCAGCGGAAATCGACTGGCTGCGCTTCGGTTCTCTGCGCACCAAGGAGTTCGAGATTTCCTGGGATACCGCCGATGCCACCGATGCCGACTCCGTAGGCTCGCTGCGCGAGAACCTGGCGACCTTCCAGTCCATGACCATCTCCGGCGATGGCACGGTCAAGGCATCGGGTGCCGGCGCCCAGAACCTGATCGACCTGACCAAGCACGTGGCCAATCCCGTAGCCACCGGTGGCCAGCCCGCTGCATGGCTGCGTATGACCTTCCCGGACCTGACCTTCATCGCGTACTGCCTGATCAGCACCCTGAGCCGTTCGGCGCCCTACGATGATGTGACGACCTATAGCTTCGAGGCTTCTGCTACCGCCTCCGACTTCGGCCTGATCGTCGAGGACACTCCGGATGCTGATGCTCCTGATCCCGCCAGCATCCAGGTAGTTCCGGAAACCCTGACGCTCACCGTCGGCGAGGGCTTCAACTTCGAAGGCGTGGTGCTTCCGGTCGGTGCGCCGCAGGGCCTGCGTTGGACCTCCAGTGCGCCCAGCGTGGCCGCAGTTAACCAGGTTAGCGGCGAGGTCACTGCGCTGTCTGCCGGCTCGGCGACCATCACCGCCGCATCTAGCGTCGCGCCTGGCATCACCGATACCGCGTCTGTCACCGTCGTACCGCTGGTGCAGGGCATCACGGTTTCGCCAACCTCGGTCAGCGTCGAAGAGGGCGCCACTCAACAGCTGACCGCTGCAGTGAGCCCCGTTGGCGCAGCCTCTGGCCTGGTCTACGAAAGCGCAGCTCCTGGCATCGCCACCGTGAACTCCACTGGTCTGGTTACCGGCGTTGCAGCCGGAACCACTACGGTGAAGATCACCAGCGCCGCACGGCCGTCGGTGAGCGTGACCGTTCCGGTAACCGTGACTGAGGCATGATCCTCACCGAGACCGGTGAAATAGGCGTGCACGTTGGAAACAGCGTGCATGTCCTTCGACCTTCCCTCTACGCCATGACGCAGATCGGCGAGCCGGCGCAGATCGTAGAGGTGTATGCCACGGTGATGTGCGATGGGCTGCAAGGAAAGGCAGCCCTAGATCAGTTTGCGGATGCCCTGGCAGTCATCAATGCCTGCAGCGAGGACGACCTGTCTGAGGTGTTTGGCGGTTATGGCGACGATCTGGATTATCAGCCTGGGATTGCACCGCAGGAGCACGTTCTGCCTCTCGCTCGCTGCCTTCTCCGTCACGGCATAACCGGTGACCAAGCCCCCCTTCCGCGCAAAGCGGATGAAGATCCAGAGTACATCCGCGAGTTCGTGGCAAGGGACCATGTGGCCCTGGCAATGGCCCATCTTGGCATCAGCGAACGAGAAGCCTGGGGCATGACCATGACCAGCTTGGTGGGCGCTTTAAGGGCGAAGTTCCCAAGGATGGAAAGCGGTGCCCCAGGGGCCAGAGCCCCCAGCAAGGAGGAGCACGATGCGACGATGGAGTGGTTCGAGAAGATCGAGGCGAAGCGCCGAGCTAGGCTAGGTCCCCACTGAAAAGCAAAACCCCCGGTACGCGCCAACGTCCGGGGGTTTTTCATTCATACCCCATGAAGCAGCATGAGGAGAACGTGATTGGATTTTAACGTTAACCGAGAGGTGCGCAAAGTGTTTGAGCTTCTCGCTTCTAACCCGAGCCTGCGCAGGTTGGCCTGGGGCTTTTGGTTTGTCGCGATGGTATGGGTGCTCCCGCCACTGGTTGCGGCCATCCGCTGGTGGTGAACGTGAAAATCGAACAGCGTGATCTGATCTGCATCTTCATTGCGGGCAGGCAGTCTGCGGATTCGACCGAGGCATTCCTGGCGATCCATGGCCACTCGGAGCCCAAGCTCTTCATCGAGCTGCACAGCCGAAGCCATGGCGTCATCGGTTACGCAGAATTGCTACTGGCCGGTAGCGAAGAGTTCACTGGGAGAGGTGATGGAGGGCTTTACGAATTAGCTCGACTGCTGCCGGCAGATTGTCCATGCCCAGGTCCAGTAATTTCGTTGTCAGGTGTGTCATGGCCTCGCCGGGAAGTTCTCGCACGGCTTTCAGAAGGCCGGTCTTCTCCTGCTCTGGCAGGCTAGAGGACTGAATCTTGCTCTCGATTATCTGCTTGATGGAGTCCTGATGGAGCTTGACGGTGACGGTTCCCAGGATTGCTCCGAGGCCTCCGTCATCAGCGAGGAAATCGAGGCCCCTAGCTGTGATGGTGGCAATCGCCGGAGTGGGGTAGGCCGGCCCGATCTCCCTGGTGCGGTTCACCTGGATTAGCCCATGCTCGGCCAGGTAGTGGAAGTTCTGTGAACCAACCTTCGCATCCAGCTCCATCTCCTCGGATGGATTTGAGACTCCAGTTGGATAGGCGTCAGCAAGCATGGTCAGGATGCGGTATTGGATGTCGCGGTCGAGCATGGCCGTCTCCTTGGCTTATGGCTATTTCTTCTTGCGCTTCTCCAGCGCGTTACGCACAAAGCTGTTCAGTTGCAGCAAGGCGGCCTCAACCTCCTTCACGGAGAGGCTATGGAGGTCGCCATCCTTGTCTGGAAGCTCAATACGTGGCGTCTGCTCACGGAGAAGGCTTTCTTCCAGGCGAGCTACTAGCTCGGCATTGACCGATCGGCGGTTGGCATCTGCAGAGGCCTTCAACTGCTCATATAGCGGGTATGGCAGCCTGAACTGAGAGCGGTAGATTTCATCCATGTCACTAGGTTGACACTACTGAAAGTGGTTCGTATAGTGACTGTGTGTCACTAAGCGGAGGCTGAAATGAAGCAGATGACCAGAACCCAGGTCAGGATTCCGAGCGACCTGATGGACTGGGTAAAGCAGCAGGCGAAAGAGCAGAACCGCTCCATGAACAGCCAGTTAGTGGAGCTCCTGTCGCAACTGAAGCGGCAGGCGCTCTGATGGCCAGAAACGAAGAAGCCCCAGGTGCTGGAACACCTAGGGCTTCGGGTAACGAGATCAACGTCGAGGAAGAAATCGTCATGGCGAATCATAGCACGACTGCAGCATATGTAACCCCTGAGAGCGTACCGGCCATGGCCTATGCCGGTCGACCCGTGGTGACGACTGCTTTGCTTGCCCTTCTGTACGGCGCAAAGGTGAAGCAGATACAGAATAATTTCGGTCGCAATCAAGATCGCTTCGAGTCCGGCAAACACTTCTTCAAAGTGGAGGGAGCTGAGCTTGTCAGTTTGCGACCCTCTTTCGGAGGGGCGCAGATTCCCGCAAAGGCGAGAAGCCTGATCCTGTGGACTGAGCGCGGCGCTGCTCGCCACGCGAAAATGCTTGAGACGAACGAAGCTTGGGATGTCTTCGAGAAGCTGGAGGACTGCTATTTCGGCAAGTCCGAGGTCACAAAAGCCCTTCCGGCTCCGGCCAGTCAAACGCTGATCGGCACCACCATCGGCACCGATGGCTTCCACTGCCTGGCTGCCGTAGTCGACGGCAAGGTCCGTCATCTGCCGGCCCCGTATCGCCGCGGCGCCAAGAACCACATCTGGTCGCAGGTTCACAAGGCGTTCAGTGTCGTCAGCGTCGAGGACATCCCGGCCAACCAGATGGACAGCGTGCGCAACTTCATCGGGGCGTATGCCCTGGAGGGAGAATGGCTTCCGCGGGAGAGAAAGGCAGAGCGGCTGCCTATTGATTGGCCGGCAGAGCGTCTGGCGGAACTGAACCCGCATGTCTATGGGCGGTTTTCAAGTTCGGATCCAAGAATTGGAGTCCCGCTGAAAGGACTGTGCGGGATGGATTCGAAGTCTCCCACGTTGCGGCTACTCGGAACGCTTTCCAGAAATGGCTATGAGGTGGATGCTTGCCGGATTGAGGTTCTGGCCATGCGTCACCACCTGGAGAGCTACTGGGATATCTCCATGCAGATGCACGGAATGTGGGAGCATCGTGATGAGCGGTCGATCACCTTCAAGATCGACGAGACAGCCAAGAGTTTGAGAACTGACGGCGTCCGGGGTTTCTAACCTGGCCCTACGTCCCGAGGACTGCACGGCGCGCGGCATGGTCGCGTAGCACGACTCCAAGCATGATCCAGAACCCAGCCCAGGCTGGGTTTTGGTGCTGGTGGCGTGGTAGATTTGCCGCATCAAAGCTAGGAGCATGGACGTGGCTGATCTATTTGGTGGTTTAATTTTTATAGCGATATGCGTTGTAATATATTTCGCACCACTGTTTATTGCTTATTCAAGAGGCCATAATAATCTTGTTGGTATATCTGTTCTTAATTTGTTTCTAGGATGGACTCTTCTTGGGTGGGTTGCGGCTCTTGTCTGGTCGGTAAGCTCAGTATCAGACTCTGGTGATGAAGTGGAAAAGCTAGAAAGACTGGCAAAGTTGCGCGATGATGGGGCCATAAGCCTATCTGAATACGAGATGCAGAAGAAAAGAATTATCAAGTAGAAGTTTTTATATTGAAAACCCGCTTCGGCGGGTTTTTTATTGCTCGAAATTAGTTTTTAAGAAATCGCAGTCTAGGCCCGTACAGCTGAATGGCAGGTGTTTGCTCATCCGCCTGCTCGACTGCGCCCTATTTCTGATGAGTTAGGAATAAATGATGAGTGAAAAGGTAGGTGAAATCTATTATACGGTCGAAGCTGACACTGCAAAGTTGTTGGATAGCTCCGGTTCCCTTGATGTTGCCTTGAGAAAAAATCAGGCATCAATGGGGAAGACGGATGCAGCAGCAGATAGAATGAGCGATAGCCTTGATAAGGCGGCTAATAGCTCTGGCAGGTTCTCTAGATCAACTGGAGTTGCATCTCAAGCAGCAAAGGCTTTCGAATTCTCCCTTACCCCGTTGGCAACTGCCATATCTGGATTGATAGCTGTTGATACTTTGAGGCGCATGCAAGAGGTTGGGGAGGAATTTAGCCTTCTGCAAGCTCGGATAAAACGGTTGTCATCTGACACAGAAAGTGCTGCTGCTAACTATCAATCATTGTTGGCAATAAGTTCTCGCACAGGAACTGTTCTCGGAAATAGCGTTAAACTATGGGAAAATCTGACGCTAACTATTCGCGAATTAGGTGGAACTGACGCTCAAGTATTACGCCTGGCCGAGACTCTGCAGAAGATTGGAGCTATTGGGGGTAGCTCAAGCCAAGAAATGACTGATGCTTTAAGACAATTCGGTCAATCTCTTTCTGCCGGCATAGTCCGCGCAGAAGAATTCAACAGTATTGTCGAGGGAATGCCGCAGCTAGCGCGTGAGATCGCCAATGGTCTTGGGATTCCTTTTGGCCAGCTTCGACAAGAGCTACTTGATGGAAAGCTGACAGCTGATCGTGTGCTGACTGCAATTCAGAAGCGATCTGAGGATGTGGACAGGGAGTTTTCCAAGCTTCCAAGAACGGTAGGGCAAGCGGCAAACGCTCTGTCAAATGATTTCGGCAATGCTGTATCGGCCCTTGATCGAGCCGTGAAGGCCAGTCAGACATTGGCCCGCTGGATGGATCTTATTGGCGTAGGTATTCGTGATCTGTCTGGCAATCGTACGGAAATTGAACAGTTCAATAAGCTGATTCAAGACCGTTCCTCGCTGATGGAGCAACTTGCGAACCAAGAGGAAATGGGGGCAAGTCAGGGGCAGATCGATGATACAAAAAATCGCATAGCAGCAATCAATGCTGAAATTAAAGCCCTGCAAGATCGCCGCGTAGAACAGCAGAAAGGCGAAGGGGCAAAAATCGGCAGCGGCTCTGGAAGGGCAACAGGTGATGCCCAATCTCTTAAGGCCCTAGAAGATCTAAAAGAGGAGGCAGCGCTTGCAAGACTTGTCGGCGAAGAGCGTGCCAAGGCTGCGGCAATCGCAAAGCTTGGAGCCGGCGCGACGCAAGAAGAGAAAGATCAAGCTTCGGCATTGGCCGTAGAAATATATCGCGCGAATGAAGGTCGCAAACAGTCAACGCGACTTACAAAAGAGCAGGATGCCGCTCAGAAAAAGTATGATGATCAGGCCAAGAATGGCGCAATAGATAACGAACAATTAATCGGAAGGCTATCTCAAGAGCTAGCTATGGCTGGCATGAATGCTGAAGATTTGGCAAAGGCTCAAGCGGTTATCCAACTAAATCCATGGGCAACGCCCGAGCAGATCGCCCAAGTGAAGGCTCTTGCCGCAGCGCTATATCAGGTCGAGCAGGCGAAGGCGAATAAGCAGCTCCTCGGTCAAGTTGATCCAATCGCTGGCGAGAATCAGGCCTACCAAACGGAACTGGAGAACTTGAAGAAGCTGAATGATGCCAAGCTTCTTGAGGAAGAGCGCTATCAAGAACTCCGCACCCAGGCAGAGCAGGACCACGACGACCGGCTGAAGCAATTGGAAGAAGAGCGATTCCGTCGTCAGTCTGCCGGCAATGAGTTGATCATGGCCACCCTAGATGACATTCAGCAGGCCGGAACCAACGCCATGGTTGGGCTGATCACCGGCGCCAACAACGGCAAGGAGGCCATGCAGCAACTGGCAGGATCGATGCTCAACCAGGTTGTTGGTGCCCTGGTGAAGATCGGCATCGAGCAGGCCAAGAACTTCATCATGGGGCAGGCGCAGGCTGCGACTGCGACTGCTACCGCGGTCACTTCTGGGGGCGCCATTACGGCTGCAATGGCACCAGCTGCTGCAACCGCCTCCATTGCCACGTTCGGTGGAGCAGTTGCTGCTGGCATGGCAGCACTCGCAGGAGTTGCAGGCCAAGCTATTGGCCTATTTGGAGGCCGGCAGTATGGCGGCTCGGTCGCTCCAGGCGGGATGTACCGGATCAACGAGAACGGTGCTCCTGAGGTATTCAATGCTGCCAATGGGCGGCAGTACATGCTCCCGAACAGCCGTGGAGAGGTGGTGAGCAACAGGGACGCTGCAGCAGGAAGCTCTCCTGCCGTGAATGTTTCGGTAAACCTGCACGAGGATGCATCTCGCGCTGGCCAGGTAACGAAAAGCGTTGGTCCTGATGGAGAGGTCCAGATCGATGCCTGGGTGGCGAATCTACTGTCAGATGGGAAGACATCGAAAGCGATAAGCCAAGCATTTGGACTGAAACGGAGAGGCACATGATCGAGTATCCCGAAGACCTGCCTTTCCCACAGCGCTCCGGGTATGGGTTCACTCCGGTGAGCCCATTGCTGCGTTCCGAGTTGCAGAGCGGTCGAGCACGCCAGCGCCGTAGGTTCACCAGCACTCCAACGGTGGGTAGCTTCACCTGGCTGCTCAGCGATACCCAGGCCGTTCTGTTCGAGGCATGGTTCAAGGAAGTGCTGCTCGACGGCTCGCAATGGTTTGAATGTCCGCTCAAGACACCGATGGGCAAGAAGGCATACGTCGCGCGGTTCACGGATATCTACTCAGGACCGGTGCTGTTCGGGCGCAGCCATTGGCAGTACAGCGCCAATCTTGAGCTACGCGAGCGCCCGGTTCTGATCGGAGGCTGGGCCATCTATGCACCCCAGTTCGTTGCCCACATGAACCTGGTAGACCTTGCCGTGAACAGGGAGTGGCCTGAAGCATGACCATTCTTGAGCGTGTGTATGCCTCTGGCGGCCCGGAGGTAGCGATTGCCACCCTGGAGCTGTCCTGCGACGCCTGGGACGACTCGCTGTTCCTGTGCCAGGGCTTCGAGGACCAGGTGTTCACCACTGAGGACGCCAGGACAGTCACCTTCCAGGCGGCCGGCATCGATGTGGCGATCCCGAAGCGGGACAACTCCGGCGCGCAGGAAGTGGGCTTCGCCATCGACAACGTGACCGGGGAAGCCCAACAGCGGATCGATGCTGCCCTGGATGCTGGCGCGAAGGTCTTCTTGACGCTGCGCATCTTTCTGGACACCGACCGCAGCGGGCCGGCCGAGCCGCCGTACCGGATGGTCGTGAAGAGTGGCAAATGCTCGGCGGCTACCCTTGAGGTGACGGCGGGGTACTACGACCTGATCAACACGGCATGGCCGCGGGATGTGTACACCACGACCTTCGCGCCTGGCCTCAAGTACATCGGTTGATCCATGTTCGACAGATACCTGACGGCCACCTATGTCGAAGGTGGTCGCGAATGGCCGTGCGTGGACTGCTGGGGGCTGGTGATCCTCGCGCGGTGCGAACTGTTCGGGCTGCCGATGCTGAGCGACTTCGGTGCCGTCACCCGCCATACGCCGGTCAATATGCAGCGCGCCTACCGCGCCGAGGTGGACCGCGCCCTGGTCGAGTGCCATCCCGGACCTGGAGTGATCGCTGCCGCCATGCGCGGGGCGATGTGCATCCACGTCGGCTTGGTGGTGGAGAAGGAAGGCCGCCTGCGCGTGCTGGAGATCAATCCTCGTTCCACCCCATCCCTCCCGCTCCTCGATGACTTCGAGGCGCGCTACCTGCGAGTGATCTACTACCGTGATCGAGATCTATCCGTCGCGCCTTGAAGGCGAGCCGCTGGAGCGGCACCCGATCATCCGGCCGGTGACCATCCGTGACTGGCTGGTGGCCAACGTGCCGAGCTTCGGCGACCGTGAGGTGCATCCGATCAGCATCGGCCTGATCCCTGCGGAGTTTGCCTGCCGGTCCGACCTGACCGAACGCCAGATCAACGCGGAAGAGCGCGTGGTCCCCGCGGAGGAATGGGCGGACACGCTGCTGCAGCCGCAGGACACGATCCGCATCTACATTGAGCCCAGGGGCACCGATCCGTTCACCATCACCGTCGCGCTGTTCAAGGGCGCGCAGTCGGTGTTCCGGTCGTTCATGCCGAAGATCCCGGGCGTCTCTTCTGTCCCAGGTTCCGGCGAGTCGCTGACCGACTCCAACGCAGATGCGAACAAGGTCAAGCTGGGCGATGTGATCCCAGAGTTGGCCGGGAATCCGAAGCGCTTCCCGGACTATCTCGTTCCGCCCCGGAAGTACTTCGCCGGGCCCCGTGAGCAGTGGATGGAGGTGCTGCTGTGTGTCGGGAAAGGTGAGTACCAAATTCCAGCCAGCTCGGTGCTGATCGGCGATACCGCGCTGCTCGCCCTGGGCGCCGATGCGCGGTACACCATCTACGGTCCGGGCGAAGACCTGTCCGCCGAGACCGGAGCAGAGTGGTGGCACACTGCGACGGAAGTGGGAGCTACTTCCACCGGTACGGCCGGCCTGGAACTGACGGTGGCCACCGATGTGACGCAATCGCCCACCGCGAGCGCGTACCAGTTCAATGGCTTTACGATCACCATCCCGACAGGCCAGGGCTCCTTCCCTGAGGATTGGGAAGAGGGCCAGGTGATCCGGGTGATCGCACCCTACAGCTACACAGTTACCGATGGGGCGCCGCGCGACGTGATTACCGGGCCGCTCGGCATGCTGAACGCCGAGCCAGGCGATGAAATCGAGGTGGTAGGCGTCAACGGCGGCTTCTACACGGTGGAGGATTTCGATGTCTCCACCGGGATGACGCTGGATTACGAGTGGGGCGATCCGGCTGACCAACTGGCGCTTGGCACTGGCCTGGCCACCATCGGGCCGAAGGGGCTGCTCTACCGCATCGTGACGATCAGCGAAGACCTGCAGGTCATCACCGTCGAGCGCCTGGATTCCAGTGGTTCCACCGATACTGGCTGGCCTGGCTTCGATGCTATGACCAGTTCATCGGCGGTCATCAGCCTGGACCTGAGTGGATCTGAGGGTGGCTACCGCGGGCCGTTCCCGGCCTGCCCGGAGTACGAGAAGACCTCTCTCATTGAGGTTGACGTGTTCATGCCGGAAGGCCTCTGTGGTGTCGGCCGGGAAGGGCAGTTCTACCAGATCAGCGTCTTCTACGACGTGGAGTGGCGGGACATGGCTGTCGGCGGCGCCTGGACCGTCGTTAGCTTCAGTCATGCCGGGAACTCGCTCGACCAGCAGGGGTTCACCGACCAGATCGCGCTTCCGTATGCCATGCGCCCCGAAGTTCGCATCCGCAAGGTGTTCGTCAATCAGGGCGGCAATTCGACGAGCGAGTACCGCGATACCGCGCAGTGGTACGGGCTGCGGGCGAAGCTCCAGGCGCCTACCAGCTACGCTGGCGTCACCACCATTGCGGTCAAGGTACGGTCCTCTGACCGCATCTCGTCGATGACCGACAACAAAATCTCGATGAGGCCAACGCGCATCCTGCCGACGCGAAGTGCTGGGGCGTGGACAAGCCCGCAACCGACCCGAGATATCGTGCCCTGGGTAGCCTATGTCGCGAAGTCCATCGGGTACACCGATGCGGACCTTGACCTGGCCCAACTCGATGCCTTGGATGCCATCTGGAAGTCCCGGGGAGATACCTACGACATCGCCATCACCGATGCCGGGACGGTGAAGAGCAACATCGAGGATGCATTGGATGCCGGATTCGCCGAGCTGACGATTAAGCGCGGCAAGATTTCTCCGGTGCGTGACCAGCCGCGGTCGTCCTTCGACCACATGTACACGCCGCAGAACATGACCGAGGCCTTGATGCGGAGCTTCACGGCGCCCGGGCCGGACGACTATGACGGTGTCGACGTCGAATATACCGATGGCGAGACCTGGGAGACCGCCACGGTGGAGTGCCGTCTGCCAGGGGATATCGGCCGGAAGGTGGAGAAGATCAAGGCGCCCGGCGTCACTGATCGGGATCGCGCATACCGCATCGGTATGCGCCGCCGGATGGTGCAGTTGTACCGCCGTTGGGATTACGCCTGGTCGACGGAACTGGATGCGCTCAACAGCGAGTACCTCAGCTACTGCGTAGTGGCAGATGACGTGCCTGGGTATGCGCAGAGCGCGCTGCTGCTGTCGTACCAGGTCTTGTCCGGCGGAGTGGTTCAGCTGGAGTCCAGCGAGCCGCTGGACTGGTCTTCTACTGCCCCGCACGTCGTGGCGGTGCGCCGGCCTGATGGGACTGTTTCTGGTCCTTACGTTGCGACACGGCTGGATGACTACACGCTCACCATTCCAACGCTGGACTTCGCCCCGGACGTGTCCTGGGGCATTGAGCCGCCTCACCTGCTGTTCGGCTCCTTCTTCCGTTGGGCTTATCCGGTTCTGATCACCTCAATCGAGCCCGACAGCAATGTCGGCGCCTCGGTATCCGCTGTGAACTACGACTCGCGCATCTATCAATACGACGACGCGACCGCCCCATAACCAACCGAACAACCTCCCTGAACCCGCCACCTGGCGGGTTTTTGCATTCTGGAGCACATGCATGGCTTACACGCCTTTCAATACCGGCAATCCGATTGGCGCCTGGGGTTCCGTCGATCCGCAAGACCTGGTGGACAATGCCGCCATTTTGGATCGGTGGGTGAATGACCGAACGATCACGCAATGGCGCGACCGGTTCGGCGTGCAGCGACTGACCTGGAACGGGATGGAGGTTTCCTTTGATCAGGCGCAATCTGACCGGCAGGATGCCTTTGATACTGATCAGGCTCAGCGCGAATCTGACTTTAATGAATTCCTGTTGTCGTCTGGTTACCAGTTCATCGGCGATTACGATGCAGACGGCCCACTGACCATCACCCAAGTGAACCAGATTTTCAGCAAGGATGGAGAGCTCTGGCGCGCCAGCGCGTCGCTGTCGCTGCCTTACACGACCGTGAACGATTGGGCGACCGATGAAGCAATTTTTGTGTCGGTCGGTGATGCGGCGTTGCGCCAGGAGCTCGCAGCCGATAGCGGACGGCTTTTAATCGGGCGGATTCGCACGCTGGAATATTGGGCTGCCAAGATGCACGGCGGAGAGACCGTGAACATTACCTGCTATGGGGATTCTACGACCGATGGCAATGCCACCACATCATGGGTGCAGAACCCCACTGAAGCGGTCACTGGATTCCCATGGACAACTGCCCCGGTAGCCAATAGCGATCACAACGCAGAAGCACCTAATGCGTGGCCACTAAAACTGCAATCGATATTGCGCAGCTATCACCGAAATTCGAATATCAATGTCTACAACGCCGGCTATAGTGGTCAGCAGATGCAGAATGGGTGGGCTAACTACTATTTTGAAAAGGCTGTTCTGCAGAATCCGTATATCCAGACTCCTGACATTGTGATCATAGGATTTGGTCTTAATGACATTACGGATACTGGAAATCGTGTCGCAGAGCACATCAGTGAGACGCTAAAGGTAATTAAGAAGGTTCTTGATATTGGCGCAACACCAGTTCTGGTGACCTGCGATGCAAATTGGCGCTCTTATAAAAACTGGAGCAGCGGAAGCTCTGGTAGAGATAATGAAGAATCGTCCGCAGAAATAGATGCTGCTAAAAAATTTATAGCAGAATCACTTGGAATATCGATCATCGATCAGTCTGCAATGCAGCGCCTGTGGATGAGCAAAAACAGCGATTATTCGAACCAATATCAACTGCAGAGCGACGGGCTGCATTGGGGGGATGCTGGGCACTCCATGAAGGCCGCGTTTGTTGCACAGTCCTTCATGCCTGACATTATGCGTTGTAGAGGGATGGATATCGAGCGGCTGTGCTGGATGGATAGTCGGGCTAGATATACCAAAAGTTACGAGTCTAGCTGGGTTCCTACCAGTGGTGATGAGGGATTCAAGTACAGCCGATTCCCGAGAATCTGGTACATCCAACCTGCGGATTACAGCGCCCGCGATGTCATTCTTGATGCCTATGTCTGGTGCGAAGGAAACCAAGACTCTCTGATTTATAGAAATTTCGGCAACAGCAATGTCGGTAATTCAGTAGCCCAGGCTGACCTGCCCTTAGTTCGTGTCTACTGGGCGGATGATTCTGCAGCATATTACGAGAAGGAATTGCCCGATACCGGGGCGCCCGAGGCGTACATCAATGCCACAGATCGACCGTTCTACCTGCTCAAATTGCGGTATGGTCTAAATAGGGTTCAGTTGATTGCCCCGAACTCAAATGCTTCCCTGTTCTGGGGCGGATGGTTCGAGTTCAATCCATTCTGGAAGGCGAAGAACACATTTGGCTATTTCAATAACACTGGTGCTCCGAACTATGTTCAAGTGAATGCTCTGGAGAAGACAGGTGCTCTTGATTATTCGTTTGCTGCTGATGCTGAGAATAACCGCGTTGCGTTCATGATGCCTGAGATGTTTGACGGAACGAACGCTGCTGATATAGGCCAGGTAGGTGATAAGGTTGAAATATTGGTAGACGGCTATTTCGATACCGATACGGGCTTTCTGTTCTTCGGTGGGAAATCTCTAAACCGTAATTCCGGATCAACTGATAACTATCAGGAAGATAACTGCCTTCTCTTGTATGCCACGTCGGATACTTTTAATCTGCTACAGTTGAGATATCCGTATCAAGCATCGGCGCCGTTCCCAACAATCCAGACTGGTATTTCCGGGGTGTATAGCGGTGGCGGAACTAGGAAGTTCTTGATCCGTATTGAGAAGACCGCTCCTACCGTGCAGACGGTAAAGGTCTATGACGGCTGGGATAATATCAACACGCCGGTCCTTAATTACGCTGGCGGCTGGTCGCAAGGTAAATTCTGTGGGGGCGGGGTGATAGGCGGCGTATATGCGACGATCAATGTTTCAAGGAAGGTGAGGATTAATCAGCTTCTGATCCGGAAATATAAATAGGAGTTCACATGCCCCTCACCGAAGCGCAGCTCCTGCGCATCCTCCCCAACGCCGGCCATCGTGCCGGCGTTTTCGTTCCTGCGCTCAACCGGGCGATGCTGCGCTACCGGATCGACTCGCCGGTGAGGCAGGCCGCTTTCCTCGCTCAGATCGGCCACGAGAGCGCGCAGCTCACCGCGCTGGTCGAGAACCTGAACTACGGCGCCCAGGGCCTGGCCAACACCTGGCCGAAGCGGTACCGCGGCGCTGATGGCAAGCCGAATGCCCTGGCGCTCTACCTGGCCCGGCACCCGCAGGCTATCGCAAACAACACCTATGCCGGCCGGAACGGGAACGGCGACGAGGCCAGCGGAGATGGCTGGCTCTACCGCGGGCGTGGACTGATCATGGTCACCGGCCGCGCGAACTATCGCGCCGCCGGCGTCGGGATCGGCCAGCCTCTGGAGGATCACCCGGAACTGCTGGAGCAAGCGGAGTGGGCGGCCACGTCCGCTGCCTGGTGGTGGTCGAGCCATGGCCTGAACGAACTGGCCGACGCCGGCAAGTTCGAGCAGATCACCCGGGTGATCAACGGTGGCCTGAACGGGCAGGCTGATCGCCTGACGCTCTGGGAGAAGGCGAAGGCGGTGCTGGCATGACTTGGATCAGCTACTGGAAGCCCGTGGCCCTGGTAGTGGCCCTGCTCTGCGCCTTCGCCGCCGGCTGGTTCTCCAACGGCTGGAGGCTTGGCCAGAAGATCGAGCAGCAGCAGGCCGCTTTCCAGGCCGACCTGAGCACGATCAACCTCGCCACGGCCAAAGCCCAGCAGGAAGCTAACGAACAGCGCCAGGCGCTTGCCAAGGCCGTCCAGCAGGATTCCGCCACTCGATACCAGGAGTACACCGATGCCCAGCATCAGAACGCTCAGCTTCGTGCTGACCTGCTCACTGCTCAGCGCCGGCTGTCAGTCAAGGTCAGTGGTTGCAGTCCCGCCGCCGAAGTGTCCGCCGCCGCCGCCGCCGGAAGCGTGGATCATGCAGCCGGTCGAGCCGACCTTGACCCGGGATCTGCTGATCGAATTGTCGCCATAGCCAACCGAGGGGACGATGCCATCCGGCAACTGATGGCGTGTCAGGGGTATGTGAAGCGAATCTTGGGGGAGTAGGGTGCCCAGAACGGAGGCTCAATCCCACGGCGTGATGCTGTCAGCCCACTCCTGCATCATGCCGCGCCGCTGCTCCAGGTAGGTCGCGTGGTTGTAGGTCTCACGGATGATGCTTGGATCGGTATGGGCTAGTTGCTTTTCGATCCAATCCCGGTTGTAGCCGCGGTGGTTCATTTCCGTCGAGAACATGTGCCGGAACCCGTGCGGTGACTGCTGGCCGCGATAGCCGCAGGCGTTCATGGTCTCGGTGGCGTAGTTCACGCCCATCGGCCGACTGATGTCATTCCGGTTCGGAAAGACATACCGGAGGCCTTTGGAGAAGGGCAGCATGGATTCCAGCAGTTGGAGAGCCTGGCGCGACAGTGGGATGACATGGTCACGGCGCGCCTTCATCCGTGCGGCCGGGATAGTCCAGGTTGCCGATTCAAGGTCGATCTCGGCCCACTCGGCATAGCGCACCTCGCCAGGCCTGCAGGCGGTGTAGATCATCAGTAGCGTGGCGGTGATGTACATGTGTCCGGTTTCGCACTCACGGATGGCCTTCATGATCCGTGGCATCTCGTCGAAGTCGGCGAACGGCCGGTGCTTGTAGACGTCGATCTTCTCTGTGACGGTATGCATTTCTGCAGTCGGGTTAGCTTCAGCTACCCCGGTGGCGATGGCGTATTTGAATACCTGGCCGATCCATTGCCGCGTCTTTACCGCTGAGGTTATGGCGCCGCGCTCCTCTATCTTCCTGATCAGGGCGATGATCTCGGCACGTCGTATGGATTTGATCTGGCGCTTGCCGAAGGCTGGCAGAACGTCATTCTCCATTGCGATCCTGATCCCCTTCCTTGTCCCCTCCGCAATATCTCCTTCCCTGAACTTGAACCATTCCTCGTAGACCTTTTTGAAGGTCTGTCCATGGGCTTCAACCTGCTCTGTCTTTTTCTCCTTCCTTGATTCGCGCGGATCAATTCCGTTTGCGACCTCCTCGCGGGCCTCGTCCCGACGCGTTCGTGCCTCCTTCAATCCGATCTCGGGGTATGTCCCCAGCGATATGCGGGCCTGCTTGCCCAGCCAGGTGAAGCGGAAGTGCCAGCTTTTCACGCCGCTGGCGGCGACATAGAGAGTGAGCCCGAGAGAGTCGGCAAGCGTGTAAGCCTTTTCCTTTGGCTTGGCCTGCCGCACGGCGGTATCCGTGAGCGCCACTAGTACATTCTCCAGTCCGGTTCAGTTGGGTGTACTGGAGGATGTACTAAATGGCGTGGGCTGGGAAGGTTCTTCGTGATACTCGGTGACACTGCGAATCAGGCTGAAGAAGCGCTTTTGCTGGTTTCGTGGTGCTCGCCGGTATTTGGCGGGAAGGAAAAGTGGAACCCTTGAACAGTTCCAAGAGGTGGCCTTCAGATCATCAGTGGGCAATTGCAACCGCCCATTGTACCCACTTTGCCCGCCGCCCGGGCACACCCCGTCGGCGGCTCAGCGCGTCAGCTCGACCTGGACTTCCTCGCCCTCGCGCAGAGTCAGCGGCGCCATGACGGTGGCGCCCACCGTGGTCGGGCCGTTGGCGCCGGTGGTTTCCCAGGTCACTTCGCAGCTCAGGTAATAGCGCCCCGCCGGCACCTGGGCGAAGCTGAAGCGGCCCTCGGCGTCGGCGCGCACCGTGCGGGTGTAGATCTTCGCCCGGGCGTCGGGCTCGCCTAGCGGCCGCCGCTCCTGGTAGGCCTTGTACAGCGGCGCCATATAGCGCGTCGCCGGGATCAGCGCCACGTCCTTGCCGGCCGCCGGCTTCAGGGTGCCGGCGCGGGTCTTGAGGAAAGCGCGGCCGTCGATCCTGCCGTTGCCGTGGACCGCCAGCGCCTGGTACTCGGCGCTGGGGAACTCGTCGAAGTTCAGCGGCCGGCCCTGGTTGGGCGAGATGCAGCCGGCCAGGGCGAGGCCGAGCAGGGCGACGAACAGGTGGCGCAT